GCTTATTCGTGATAGTGAATACGTTACAAGGCTTCAGGGAGACCCATTGTATGATAATCTTACTAAGGAGCAATTAGAGGATGAGGCATTGGCTACAGCGATAGGTGACAGGGGTGAGAGGTTTGTATTTGAGTCTCAGAGAGAAGGATTCAGAGGATGGATGACGAGAATGCTGCGTAAGCTTGCTCAATATGCAGGGATATTTAACCTATCTAATAACGAGCTTCGTGCATTGGATTTAGATACTTATTTGAATATGGTGAATGCCAGCTTGCTTGCTGGTCAGCCATTGACAAGAGAATCTATCAGGAGTTCTACTCCGTCTGGGTTTATGGCTAAGATGAACGATGCTCAGGTTCAATCTCTGACTATCTTGGCTCAGAACTACTTCGATAGAGCTATAACGAAAGGACGTGATTTAGAAGCTGCTAGAAGAGAGGCTCTGTCTGAACTTAGTGTATTTGTGATAAATAAGTACATGGGTAAGAGCAACTTCGAGGATTTGATAGGTGCTCTTGATGGTATAATTGAAAGCGTTTCAGCAGAACAGAAAGAAAAGGTTATCCAACAAAAGAAAACTGAAAAGCTAAACCAAGCGTTTAAGTCAACAGAAGTTCAGGGCATAGTAGGAAGTGCTAATCAGGAGGCTTCAAGACTGGCACAAGGTAAGGTAAAAGCTGCTGATGCTGCTGAGCAAGTTACCAAGATGGTAAAGGATGGCATACAGAAGATGTATGACGATAAGAAGGGGCCTGCCGGAATATCTTGGATTAATATGATGAGCCTTGCTCCATCTATAGCTGCTGATGCTATAATGGCTGCCTATCCTCAGACCAACAGAAGAAGTCTGTTTAATGAGGATATGGTGATTATGACTACTGGTCAATGGATTCGCAATGCTGTATCTAATCAGGTACGTGCTATAAAAGATGTAGAGAAGCGTACAGATGCTATTATAGCTGCTGTAAAAGATATATTCAAACAGATGACTGAAGCGTATGGGGTAAACGTTGAGTTGTCCCCTCGCAAGGTAAATGCTATAATAGCTGAGATTGAGTCTGGAGTATTCAACCGTTCTGATGTAATGTCATCTGTAAGTGATACGGCAGATGCTATCTCTAAGATACTTGAAACAGAATATAGGAAGAAGCTAATAGAGCAGTCAGCTACATTGATTGATAAGATAAAGCAAAAAGCTTCTAAGGCTAAATATGGTGCTTCTGACTTGATGACTAAGGCGATGCAGATAGTAGCTATAGACTTGGGTGCTTGGAGAAACAGCAACGCTACGCTTGAGGATATAGCCTCTTTCAATGGAGCTTTAAATGATGTGTTGGGAGGTGATTTAGCTCAGTTTGATTTTGCTATTCAGAAAGCAACTGGTATTGTAGCTGACAATAATGTAAAGGTAGAAAACGAGTATAAGAGCTTGACAGACAAGATGAACCGAATGATTAAAAAGGCTGGGAATCTTGACTTGTCGGACTATGCTTCTATAGTAGCTTTTAAAAAGGCTATGGATGATGTTGCTGAAAGGAAGGGTAATATGGCTCTGTTTACTGCTCAGCAGATGACGGAGATACAGCAGAAGTACGCTCAAATATTAACGTCGCTTCCGGCTGGTAAGACCATTGATGATATAGCTAATGAGTTAGAGAATGAAATATCTAATGAGTTAAACGCTAAGGTGAATATTCTTTCAGCAGACCTCACTTCAGAAGCTTCTTCTGATGTTAGAACTAAGGTGAAAAATCCTTTGCTTTATCATCAATTATTGTCATTATCTAAGCTGTTAAAAGGAGACGGATATTTAGATAGTTTAAGTGCGAAAGATAAGCTGTCATTAATCAATGCTATTGATGGCATTATGACTAATGGGAACTACAACTACGATGTATATAACGAATACATAAAGGCTAAGAAGTACTTCCTTAAAAAGAATATGACTAACTGGGCTAAATCTTTAGCTAAAAACAGACGTTCTTTAAGCGCCCCTGGATTAACAGGATTGGTTACTAGCAAGTTCAAGAACTTCTTCAGAGCCTTTACAGATGTAGAGGGGACAACTCCTTCAGCAGAACTTATAGCCGATAACTTCGATATACTCAGATTGCATTCTATGGATGTGGAATTGTTTAATGGTAGAGGCAAAGCTGGGTATGATATGTTTGATATGGGATTTTTGGAGAGAGAGATATTTGCTCCGATGGCATCAGGTGTTGATGGAGCTGTAAACAAGACTCAGGCTAAATTACAGAACCTTCAGGACGCTATGATTCTGCTTGGTGATAAGTCAAACAGAGCTGTAGTTAAAAAGGCATTAAGAGGTCTTAGAGAACAGTATGGTGTTGGCTCTTCATTAAATTTCAGAAGACTTGCTGCAATGTTCAAAAGAGGCTCTAATGAAAACTTATACGTAGAGATTTCTACTAGGATGGCATCTATTATAGCTCATCAGATAGACCATATATCAAACCTGAGAGAAGACCAAGTAGCTGATGATATGATTCTGAAAAGAAACATATTAGACGGTATTGATGAGGATAAGAAAGAAAATCTTACTATGGCTAAAAGGTATGGTAAACTTGGAGGCTTGTCTACGCTTACTGGAAAATATAACGAGTTACTTGATGCGATAGCTTATTCTGCTTTGACAAATAATGGTACTACAACATTAGCAGGATTAAATGAGCAGGAGTTGCTTGATAAGTTAACTTTATCACAGCGCAAAGCATTGACATCATGGAGGTCATTCATAGATGCCAATAAAGATTTGGTAGAGTCTTCCATGATTATCAATGGTAACACCAAAGCGCTTATCAAAAACTACTTCCCAAGAAGGGTTGCTCAGGTAGACGATGTGACAACCATAGCTGACTACGAGGAATACATAAATAGCCAATTCGAAAATGTAGGATTGTCTAAGGGTCAGATAATGGAGCGTACAGGTAATGCTGGAAGACTAGACCTTAATGGTAATAAGGTAATATTAAACAACCTTAAGTCTCTTAATCTTCTAAATCAAATGAAGCCTTACATTGATTACATTAAGGCTATTGGAGAAAGTGTACAGGAGCTTAAAGATATGGCTGCTGAAAATCAGGATGAAGCGATGAAGAGGCAGCTTAATTTCGCAGCTGCTTATGCAGAAGGTGTCCAGATTACTATAAAGAGAAGATTAGATAACTCATTGCTTAATGGAGATAAAGCAGTAAACCAAAACTTCAGTTTCTTATTTAAAGCAGTATCAGTATCTCAGAAGTTTGCTGCTAATATGTGGCTTATATCTACAATGAGACAGCTTGGTTCTGACTATCCTGCGAATATATTAAAGACATCTGCTGCGTTGGCGTATGCTAATAAGACTGATAAGTTACAGACGTGGAGATTGTTGTCGCCAAGTAAGTCATCTGTAAAAACTTCTAAAGGTAAGTTTTACTGGGATGACTATGTGAAGATTGCAGAACTAACAGGTTCTCCTGTTTACCGTACCGTTTCTATGTACTCAGATAACTTCCTGTATGATTACAGTAAAACACCTGAGCAGGCACAAAGAAAGCAAAGGGTTATGTCTTGGCAGGATATGGCTGTAAAGAAGCAAGCTTGGATGGAGAGATTCGAAGGTGCTTTTGAAAGGCTTACTGAAGAATCATTTGACCATCAGGCATTTAGCGATGAAAGGGGAGCTTACAGGGCAATGTTCATGGAAGCTGTAGAAACGGCATCCAAAGCTGCTGATTCTACTATTGACAGACAATTTGGTTTGCCATCATTTGCAAGACAGCCATTGAGGGTTAACCCATTTGTTCCATTCTTTGGAAGACCTATTAGATATTTAATAAATACATATCTACCAGGTAATTTAGGTAAATATATAACAATACCTAAGACAAATCCATTTACGTTCATTACAGGGTTTATGATGGGTTATCCATCTATACAGTTCTCTTTGTTTAGGAACTATATGAAACTCGCGTTCTCTAGTACAAGTGGTTTATCTGCACAAAGTAGGGCAAAATATATTTCTCAAGCTCTTACAGAAGCCTATATCCCTACATTTGCTTATGGTTTAAGTAGGACGTTTTTTGGAATGCTTATGGCTAGTGCCGGATATGCTGTATATAGTGCGGCTGGAGATGAGGATGAGGAGGAAAAAATGTTCAAGGAAATGGAGCAGCAAAGTTGGTGGGAAAGGCAACTTAGCAAGTTTAAGTTACAAATGAGAGAAAGTGAAGAAAAAGTATTTGAGAATATTATAAACTCTCTTTCTGCCAACGTTATAGACCCTCAGCAGACATATTTTGCTAGAATGGTAGGAGGATTTATGCTGTTTAATTTATGGAAAAAGGAAGCTATCCTTGCTATGGATAAGAGGGAGGTTGAAGAGACTTATGAGTTTAATGGTCAAATGCTTACAAGCACCAGAAAAATGACCAAAGAGGAAAGGAGTGCTATGGGTAAAAAGATTAAGCAGGATGAAAGTTGGTGGTGGAATACATTTAACGTAAGGCCTATAGAGATTTATGGTGGAGAGGAATATGAGAATGCTGTAAGGAAGTATGACATAGGATGGGCAGCAGGAGATGCTACCAAAGGATGGGAGACCTTGTTTGAGTCAATAGGCGGATTCTCCGAGATTCATAAGACAGCAAGTTCTGTAATGACTACTTATGACTTGTGGAAGGCTCTTGACGAGAATCAGAACATAAAGAAGGATGAACTGCTTTTGGCTTCTATCCTTAAGGGGTATGGATTGATATTTGCCAACTTTATGCTTGGCGGTAAATACGGATGGACTGCCAGCTTATTTAGTGGCGATGCTACTAAGCTTTCTAATACCATCATAAGGGATTTAGACAAGCAGAACAAAAGGCACGAAAAAGAACTGCGCGATAAGGAGAAAAAAGGCTCAAGTGGTGGCGGAGGAATGTATAAGACTGAAGGCAAACGAAAGGGTATGTATGGAGGCGGAAGAAGAAATAAGGGGATGTATGGTGGTGGAAGACAATAAAGTGTTGACATAAAGAGCCCAGTTTTTAAGCTGGGTTTCTTTATTTTTGTTAAAAACAAAGAAGATGCCAATTACAGCGTCATTTACAGCATCACAAAGTTCCGATTGTACTACCTTTCAGATTACCGATACAACAAACTATTCTGCTCCTGAGACTAAGGCTGCTATGACTAGTCGCTATCTGTATCTGTATAATGCAGATGGAACACTTTATAAGACTATAAATTTCGCATACGCTACATATCCTACTGATATAGTTACGATTACTGGTCTTGATAAAGATTACGCTTTTACCGTGAATATGGAGATTACTCCTACTACTCCGGTTGTAGGCAGCGTATATACCGCATCTAAGGTTGTGGCATTGGTTTGCTACTCTAAGGTGGCTTTCTTTGAGAGGCAAAATAAGATGGTGGTTGAACCATCGCTGTTAAACAATACAGAATACCTTAAGGACAGTATGAAGATTGTTCTTGACATTGAGGCGGCTAAGAATGCAGAAGCGGATACGGATGTTCTGAATGCTCAGAACGCTATTGACAGAATTAAATTCATAACCGATAATGACGCTATTTAATGCCTCAATATACTACTACACAAATACAGCAGTGGATAAGCAGGGCTAACAAGGCTCTGTATAAGCTAGGCACTAAGTCTACTGATGAGCGTTTTTTTGAGAATGACAATACATTTGAGGACGAGAAGATATTGATTTACTGCTTGAAGAAGGCGGTATCTTGGCTTTATACATCACCATCTGTTGACGCTCAACAACTTGCAAGCCTTGTATCTTTACTAATAAGCAGGATTACCATATATGATTTCGGTAAGCAGTTGCCTATGTACAACACAGGGACTAGTGAATATGTTGGCTTGTCTGGCGATTATATTTCTATTCCTCCTACGCCTCCTGCTGCTGGTGCATCAGTACCTGATGATATAACACTTGTTGGTGGTACAGATATTACAGTTGGCGTTACATCATTTAGCGACGCTAGACTTCTAAATAAAAGATACAGAATCGTAAGAAATAGTATTAACTTCTACGATTGGTATAAAGGAGGCAGTACGGTGTTTCTTACAGGTGTAGGTGATAATGTAATTAGTGGAGATGTATTTGTAATACAATTTTATTGATATGAGATTATTATTATTAGTTGTCTTTTCGTTTATTTCGTTTGTGGCATTTAGCCAAGCCCCTCCTATGGCGATAGGTGGAAATCAAGGTATTAGTGTAAAGCGTATTCTTGCTCAGGACTGGATGAGTGTGCCTATTATGGCTGATACTCCTGTTGCTCCATTAACTGGTTCAGGATGGCCTGGTAAGGGTTATTTAGTATTTGTTGCTCAGAATCCTGATTCTGTTTGTGTTGGGTGTCCACCTGCCGATACTTCTCTTTGGGAATACACAGGAGCTAGATGGAAGCGTGTTGGTATGGACTATTTAACTAAGCTTGTATATGGTGGAGATGTAGGTCGTCAGACAAATAGGAGATATTTTGTAACTCCTTATGCAGCATTTATAAACGGAAATTATTATACTACTATTAATAATACAAATGTAACTACAGCTGCTAAAACAGCGGATAGTACCTCTCGTATTGATGTTATTGTTATCACTACTTCTGGTCCAACTGTTAAGGTTGGTATTCCTAATAAGATACCATTTAAGCCACCTGTTGCTGGCGATGAAATAGAATTAAGTACGATATACTTTCCTCCATTTGATACAACAGCTAAATTTATCCCATCAACTGCTATAGGGGTTACTAATATATTTAGAGTGGAAGGGAGGGATAGCATCTATTTCAGCATAGATACAGTTACATTAGCTATAAAGGATAGCATAGGTATATCTAAAAACGATACTGCTACTATGCTTAACAACTATAAGTTTACGGCTGCTAATGGGTTAACTAAGGATAGTACTGTATTTAGATTGGGTGGCAGTTTGAATCAGAATACTAATATCAACTTAAATAATAGAAGATTATCTTTCGTCAGTGCTGCTGGTGATACTTCTTTAAGAATAACAACACAAGGCAGACTTTTATTAAATACGACAGATACTACATCTAATCACATATTTTACTCTAATGGTAGAAGTAGGATATTAAGTTTAGAAGTAACTCAAGGAGATAATGCAGGTAGGACTGGTCAAGGTATAAGGATTGATGGAACTGATAGAACGTTTGGATTCCAGGGTTCTGGTGGATTATTTGCTACTGATATGTTTAAATACTCAACATGGGTTAACGATACATCTACTGTATCTCTAGGCTCTTCCCCTACCGTAGCTAGGAATATAATATCAATTTATACAGGATTTTCTAAACTAATTAGTTGTGGTGCAAGTAGTGATACTACAAGAGCTAATGTTTTAAATATAGCTCCTAGGTATGTATTCAATTGTGATTCATCAAGGAATCTTGTTAGGGGAATATATTACAATCCGTCAATTGTAAATATAAATAGAACAAATCACGTAGCATACGAGAATACAACTGGGACAAATCTATTGAACTCTGTTAGCGGTAGCACAAGAATAGGGTATAATACATTTGATACTACTTACAGGCTAGATGTCAATGGTGGGGTAAAAACTGATTCTGTTATTGTTGATGACCTATATGCTAAGTTTGGAAGATATTTAGGTGATGGTTCTACTCCTTTTGCTCCTATAGAATTTAGAGCTACCTCCGGCAACAGAGCTAGGATAGATTTAAGACCAGCTAGCAATGGTGGATGGAACTCAAACTGGTATGGTGCTATAACACATAACGGGCCTGAGACAGATATATTGGCGGCTAACTATGGCAGCTTATATCTTGGAAGTTCTTTTTGGTCGGCAGGTAGTGGTATATACCTTGGAAATACAAGAAACAACCCTTCAATGTTTATAAGAAATAATAACAATGTACTCATTGGAGATACTGCTAATACTGGGTTTAGATTTGATGTAAATGGAAGGGTTAGATTAAGAGATACTCTTACATTGTCTACTACGCCTGTAACGGCTGATACTTCCGCTAACGACTTACTAGTAATAAACTCATCTAATGGGCAGGTAAGAAGATTTACAGGCGCTTTCCCATCTGCAAATCCCACTTTGCAGCAGGTTACAACGGCTGGGAAAACAACAACAGATACAATAAAGGCAAATGCTTTCAGAATACCAACAGTTATAGGAACTGATGTAATATTTAGCGATGATGGGCAGGCGTATCGTGCTGCTTTTAAGATTGCAGGTTTTTCTGATTATGCTTGGATAAGAGGACAATATCTTGAACTTATTTATAATGGCAATAATTCTACCCTAAGCAATATTTACTCAACGAAAAACAATAATATATACCTTCCCGATTCATCAGGAACATTAACTCAACGCGTGGCAATAAATGGCACTACATACAATACGGCTGTAAATGGTGTTGTAGATATAGGAGACTTATGGCTATCAGGTTCTGATACTCTTGACTTTCCAAGCACTGGACACGGAAACTCAGCAGACCTTACATTTACGCTTACAGGAGCTGCCGAAGGAGACGTAGTTGCATTAGGAATACCTAACGCGTCTATAGTAGCAAATGGGTCTTTTATAGCATGGGTAAGTGCTACTAACACAATAACAGTAAGGTTTAATAACTACGCTAGTAGTGGAAGTTCTGACCCTGCAAGCGGAACATTTAAAATTAAAGTACTTAAGTAATATGTCAAACTGTATAGATAATAAAGCGACTGAGGTATCAAATGTAATAAAGGCAAATGTAAACTTTACAGTCCTAAAAGGGGATACTTTTGATGCTATAGTTACATTTAAAGACGCAGAACAAAAGCCTTTAAACTTTACAGGGGCTACTTTGCTTATGCACATAAGAAATCAAAATGATGTCCTACAAGCTACATTGCAGTCAGCTTCAGGATTTACTATATCAAGCAACATAGTTACTTTTAATTATGTTACTACATTAGCTCCTGATGTTTATTTTTATGACTTGCAGTGTACGTTTGCTAGTGGATTAGTGAAAACACTTATTGGTGGTAAATATAAAGTACTAAAAGAGATAACAATACCATAATGGCATTTGTAGAAGTAATAGGACAACAGCCTCTGATAGAGGTAACACCAAATGAGCCTGCCGAGGTTATCATAACTCCAGGCACTAAGGTTCAGATGAATGTGTTGGTTTCTAATAACCAAGCTACGAATGTTTCTATTACAGCTTCTCAAGGACTGCAAGGCCCTGCCGGCGCTAATGGTACAATTGGTGTAGATGGGAAAAGCGCATATGAAATTTGGTTGGAAGAGGGGAACACAGGTACAGAGCAGGACTTTTTGGATTCACTTGTAGGTGAAGATGGGGCTCAAGGCCCTCCCGGTGCTAATGGTGTGGCTATTGACTTTATACAGAATACAACTCCGACAGGAACAGGAACAAGCTCAATTCCTGCCGGGGCTTTGTGGTTTCATACAGATAGCGGTATTCAGTACACTTATTTCAATGATGGAAATACTTATCAATGGGTTCAGGAAACGCTTCCTTTAGGTCCTCAAGGTCCACAGGGTGCAAACGGTACCAATACTGTCAATGGCTCAACAGCTACAACTTTCACAGGATTACTAAAGGGGAACGGTTCGGTTATCAGCGCAACTACTGTGCTTACTGAAATCGGTTTCACTCCTGAAAATGCAGCTAACAAAGAGAATACAACTTTAGATACATCTTCTACAAAGTATCCTACTAATAATCTTGTAAAGACAAGTCTGGACAGTTTTGCTGATGATGTTGACTATGCTATTATGACAAATCAAAGAATACTATTTAATTTTTAAAATATGAGTTTACCTTCAGGAAGTTTAGTTAGAGTAGCCAACCAGCCGAACGGTGGTGTGGCTGTGCTTACAGGTACAACAATAGGTACATTGGGAAGTAATACGAATGGTACTACCATTGAAGCAGCAGGAACGTATGGCACAAGGATTATAAGCCTTACAGCCACTACAAATGATACTGTTACTATTAACGTGTTTATCTACATTTTAAGAGGTGGTAGTACAGTGATTCCTTTGGGGCTTGTGAACGTGCCTGTTTCAAGTGGTAACACGAATGCTGCAAGGTTTGCTGTGGATTTTCTTAATGGTACGAACATTCCAGGATTACCATTGGATAACACAGGAAGGCAGTATATTCCACTTTTAGGTGGTGATGTACTTAGAGCAACGACTTTAGCAAACCTTTCAGCATCTACTTCTTGTTTTATTCAGGCTTCAGGATTAGATTACTTAGCTCCATAATGAACGCAAACGGACTATATAATGGATTGGAGGGATACATTGTTCCTGGCACTAATAGTGGTGTTGGGAATGGTGTGGCTAATGGTGCTTATGGAGAACCTTCTGATGCTGGGAATGTAATACCTGCTAATCCAGTATTGAATGTTGATGCTTCTAAAAAAAGTTCGTACCCAGGATTTGGAACAACTTGGTTTGACTTAAGTGGTGGTAATATAAATGGTACATTAACAAACTCACCAACTTATAATACAACAAATGGTGGTAGTTTTAGTTTTAATGGTAGTAATACTTACGTAGAATTTGGAGACGTATTAGATTTAGGTACTAATGATTTAACAGTAAATCAATGGCTTTATCTTAATTCTTATGGTAATTATTATATATTATCTAAATCATTATCTGGTGCTCAAAATTTTAGATTTGGTGTTAGTATTGGATTTGCATTATTAGGAATAAATGATAGACTTGGTGCTTTTATGCAAGGTAATGGAGGAAGTGATATAGCTACTTACGGTTCAACATTATTACCGCTTAATACTTGGTTTCTTGCTACATTTGTTTACACAAGAAATTCAAATATTAGAATATTTTATAATGGTAGAGAAGAGGTGTTAAATGGAAATTCTACGATTTCACAATGGAATGGGTTAGATTTTCAATCAATAAACCCATTTAGAATTGGAGGATTAACTGCATCAAATAATACAGGTATTCAAAATGTATTTAATGGCAGAATTGCTACAACTCAAGTTTATTTTAGGTCGTTAAATCAATCTGAAATATTACAGTATTATTTATCTACAAAATCAAGATATAATATATGACATACAATTTTGACTTTAACATTGAAAAGGATGGCAGCCCTTACCTAACAAGCGATAAGGCAGCTAAGTACATCAGCGATATTCTTTATACAAGAGTATCTTCTGACAAGCCTCTTTTAGAATCGAGAGTGGCTGAAGAGCTTGCCTCTACATTAGAAACAACTCTGTCTGAAGATGAAAGAGTGTACATCCTTAACATCCTTCTCTCTTTAGGAATAGACAACTATGCTAAGGGTAAGCTGGTTCATCCGCTTGTACAGGATGTTGTGGATGGTGTTCCTGTAATGGTTACAAGGTGGCAGTTAAGAGCGCAGCTTGCTATTCAAGGATTAGAGGCAAACGTAACAGCTGCTATCAACGCACTTCCTGACAGCACACAGCAGGAACAGGAGTTTAAAATTAAGGCTCAATACGCTTGGGATTATTCTAACAACATCGAAAGGACAAGTCCTACTGTTACAATGATTCAGGCTGTGTTAGGACTTACAGATAGTGAGGTGGATGACATATTTGTTAACGCTTATTCAATAGACATTTAATGGCATTAGACTTCCCATCTTCACCAACGCTTAATCAGGTTTACACTTCAGGAGGTACATCTTGGAAGTGGAATGGTTATGCTTGGGATGCTTTCAATCCTTACAATACAATAAGGAGGTTTGCTCAAAGTGGCTCATTTCTTTATTGTGGAACAGCTTTGTCTGGAAGTAGTGAAAGTGCAACTGTGTGGACTATTATAAGATTAACAATAGCAGCAGATGGGAGTGTTACAGCAACAGCAACAGCACAGCCTGCTGGTGGAACTGATTGGACAAATTTTGCCTCTCATACTTATTCATAGATAATTAAATTGATATACTTTGCCAGTTAGATGGGCCATACAAAACGGAAATTTTAGCAGTAGCTCCACTTGGAATGACGGAGCAACCCTTGGTATTCCTACAACAGGAGATGATGTATATACTAATGGATTCACTGTTAATATGGATGCTAATGCCACTGTTAATAGTTTGAATAATAGTGTTCTTACAGCTCATTTAACAAGGCTAAATCCTGTAATGACAAGTAACACTACGCCATCTGGTGTTGCTAGTGCTAGTAGTGGTGGTGCTACTGCTTATCTTGCATTCGATGGTCTTCTTGGTGTTAGTGGCCAGTCTTGGGTATCATCTGCTGGTGTACCGCAATGGGTTCAATATCAGTTCACATCTTCATTAATTGTACGTTCTTATTCTATTTTTTATAATGGGTTAGTTGCTGGAAAACCAGTAAATTTTAACTTACAAGGTAGTAATGATGGAACAACATTTGTGACACTTGATACAAGAACAGGATTCGTGTTTACAAATGGGCAATATAATACACTAACAATAACCAATCCTACAACTGCTTATTCTTATTATAGACTAAATGTAACTGCAACAGATTCAGGAAACCCATCAGTAGTAGAACTAACATTCAACGAAGCAGGTATAACAACAACAGCAGGCGGCTCATTCAATTTCAACACAGCAGGTGTTACTGTTAGTGCTACGAGTACATCAGCTTCATTAAGTGCAGGTGCTACAAACCTTATTACTGTCACTGCTACAACAGGAACAGTTACATTGAGTTTGGGGAGTGCTGTGGCAACTTCATTACCTAATTCAACACAAATATTTAACTATACTGGGAACTGTAATTTTACTTTGAATGGAATCAGGTTTACTGGTGGTACTACTGGAGCTAATGCTGTATGTATATTAAAATCATCTACAGGGACTATTACAATAACAGGAGATTTAGTAGGAGGAGGAAATAATAATCCACCTTGTTTATCTTCAACAGCAGGGAACACAGTTGTCATAGGGAATGTATTTGGTAGTGCAGCAGGCTTTGGAATATCCCAATCAGCAGGAAACGTAACAGTAACAGGAAATGTTACAGGTGGTACAGGTTCATCTATTCATGGCATATCCCTAACAGGAGCAGCATCACAATTCACTATTAATGGGAACGTTACAGGCGGTAGTGGTGGTAGTGCTCATGGCATTAACTTTGGTGGTACATTAGGAACTGTTAATGGTAATGTTACAGGTGGAGGTGGTTCTTTTGCGCATGGGATTAGTACAACTACAGGAGGTGTAAATGTTACAGGAAATGTTATAGGGAATGTGGGTGCTGGTATGACTATATCAGCTAACAGTACAATTATAGGAAATGTCTTTGCTGGAGGTGCAAATAATGGTATTGGTAATCAAAATAACAACTCCTTCACCGTTACAGTAACAGGTGATGTATATGCCTCTACAACACAACCAGGAATACAATTAATAGGCACAGGAACACAAGTGGTAAACCTTACAGGCAATATGTACAACACACTTGGAAGAAGTGCAATATGGTGTCCTAACGTTTTCATCTCTAATACAGCAACAACTCTTTGGAGAATGGATACAGGAGGTGGTAATTACAAGTTCCTGTATTCAGCAGATAGCACTCCTAACCTTCCTGCTACAACAAACGTAAGAAACGGTGTAACATTTGGTCCTGCTCTATCTTTAACAGGAACAATGGTGACAGTAAGTGCTGCTAACACAAGAAAGGATGTGCCTACAGACAACACAGTAGGAACAGGAGAGCTGACAAGTGCTGACATCATAAGTGGCATTAATGCAAGCTCTGACAGCCTTGCTGTAAGACTGAAGAACACACTGACAGATGTAACAGCAGGAAATATTATCTCACAATATAATAATTCGTAATGGCATTAGTAAGAGCGGTAAAAAGTGGGAATTGGAGTGATACAACTGTATGGAATACAGGTGCTTTACCTACATCAGCAGACGATGTGTACAGCAATACTTTTACTGTTAGTGTGGATGTAAGTTTTACTGTCTTGTCTTTAAATAGCATTGCAGGAACAGGGATAACAGCAGGCGGTTCATTTGCTTTCAATACAGCAGTAGTCACAGGCAATGTTACAAGCGCAACTCCTTTAAATCCAGGTGCTACAAATCTTATTCAGGTGACAGCAACAACAGGAACTGTTACGATTAGTTTGGGAGGGAATGTTGCTCCAAGGGGTGTAACAAATGATGTATTGATTTTATATAGTGGTAACTGTAACTTAAATATATCTGGAACTAACTTCAATGGTACAACAAATGGCAATACAAACTCTTGCATAAGCAAAACATCAGCAGGATTAATAACTATTACAGGAAATGTAAATGGTGGTAACGCTGGAGCTAATACTGGAGCTCAAGCGTTTGTTTCTACAAATGGAAACACCATAATAATAGGAAATGTTACAGGAGGTATTGGTTCAGGTGGTGGTCATAGAGGAGTAAACCAATCAGCAGGAACACTTACTATTACAGGTAATGTAACAGGTGGTCAAACAGCTTTAAGTAATAATGGAATCCTATTTTCAGGAACATCTTTAACAGTTAACGGTGCTTTATTAGGTGGAGCAGCTACTGCAATAGACTCTTCAGCCCCTGTAAACAATATAACAGGAAACGTAACAGGAGGAACAGTTGCAGCCATATTTTCTTTTTCAGCAAACATCATAAACGTAACAGGAACTGTAACAGCATCTGCTACATCTCAAGCCATAAGCATGACAAACGCAAACGGTCAGGTGTATCTAAATGGCAACATGGTGAACAACAACGGTAAGATGGCAATATATGCTCCTATCGTTTGGCTTGATGCAAACAACACAACACAGGCTGATTTCTTTACAAGTGGCGGTGTGGCAAGAACACTATATTCAGAAGATACAGTGCCTAACACTCCTGCTGCAAACAACGTAAGAAGTGGAACAACATACGGAGCAGGAAGTACATTAGTCGGGACTATCGTTATGCCAACAGCAGCAAACGTGAGAAATGGTGTGGTTTACGATAATGGAACAACAGGAATAGCACTATTTACAACATCGCAACTATTAACTGAAATATCAGGTAGCTCTGACGCGGTAGCAGTAAGGATAAGGAACTGCGCTACTCCTCAGATACTTGGTGAAATATTAGAAGCATATAAAAAATGAGAGGGTTTATACTACTTATAATCGCTTTGCTCCTATCGTTAGTAGTTCTTCCGGTAGGATTCGCATTTCAGATAATCACCGCATTATTTCGGGGAATAGACAAGTACTTATTCCGCATGGCTAAAAGTATAGACCAATTTGGGAATGTAGTATGCGAGCACTTGTTTAACGTGACCTTGATTAAGAAGGGAGGGTACAAGTTCGGAAATGAAGACGTGACAATCTCTCACGTGTTGGGTATAAACAAAAAGATTAACACATTGACTTTTACAGGTAAACTCTTATCCGATTTATTAAATTTGATTGAAAAAGACCACGTAGAAAAAGCAATAGAATATGAGCGCAAAGATTGAACCATTAATGATGTCATTGCTAAGCATTATGGCATTCGTAACCCAAAATGACGTAGTTTTCGTCTTCACAATAACAGGTTATTCTGTTTGGATTTTACGCAACTTGCCAGCAGCTATCAAAGTAATTAAATCAATTAAAAAGAAGTAATATGCCGGAATGGTTAAAAAGACTCACGAAGACAGACATCCGTAATACCCTTGCAATATTTATTGTAGTTGGATGCTTTATCTTAATGTATCTACTACAGATGAAACCTATCCCTGAGCAGAACCACGACCTTGTATTAACAGTAGGAGGATTCATATTTGGAGGAGCATTAGCAGGAGTGGTAGGGTATTACTTTGGTAGTACCAAAACAGATAAAAAGGCTGACTCTGAATAAACACGCAAACAATGAGGGCACTATTCCTTACTTTGTTTTTTTTATATTCGTGTAGTAAGAATGATAACGTAAGCATACCTTCAATCAAATTAGAGGTTTGCGAATTACCTAATGGCGAGTACAATACTATATTTAGGATGCCTCCTAAAGAGCAAGAAGAAGCACTTAGAAGAAGTGGTGGTAAAACAAGAGACACAGATAGAGACGGTATAACTGACGAACAAGATAACTGTCCTGTAACATTCAATCCAGACCAGTTAGACTCTGATAAAGATGGAATAGGAGATGCTTGTGACGCAACACCATTCCCTCCTCCTCCAGCATTTGGACAGTGGGTGATATTTTTAGACTTCGATGGTCAGAACATTACTAGTCCTGAATGGGTTGCTCAAAATGGAGGTAATCCTTTTTATGCAACTCCTTCTGGTCTTAGCTCAACAGAGGTTAATAATATTGTAGATTCTGTTAGAAAAGACTATCAGCAGTTTGCTCCAATAGCAATTACCACAGACTCAGCTGTTTACAACGCTGCTTCTCTTGTAAGAAGACAGAGGGTGGTGATAACAGAAAACTTTGAATGGTATTGTGGACCAACAGCTTGTGCTGGAGGTGTTGCTTATATAGGGTCTATAGAATGGGGGAAAGATGTTCCTTGTTTTGTGTTTAGTAAAGCTCTGTCATATAGACAAAAGTATATTGCAGAAGCGATTTCACACGAAACAGGACACACGTTAGGGCTCTACCATCAAATCTTATGTACTGGAACAACTTTTGTAAGAGAACATAATTCTGGAAGTGGTACTTCTACAACAGGAAGTTCCCCAATAATGGGCAGTTCATATACAAGACCTGGATATTGGTGGATAGGGCCTAATTCATTTGGATGTTCAAATATTCAAAACGATAGTGTAATCATTAGACAAAAAGTAGGATATTAATATGAGAATTGATAGAGATATGCACTTAAAAGCTGGGTGCGCTATTAGCTTCGTTGCTTTGATATTCTTTGAAGCCATAAATGCTCATTGGATGTGGGTAGTTAGTGCTGTGTTCGGTGCAGCTCTTTTTAAGGAATTAAAAGATTGGCACGATTACGGAAAGTTTGATATCTTTGATGCGTTATATACCATAGCTGGAGGTAGTATCGGTATAGCACTCGCAATCTTTACATAATGAGATACATAACATTTTTATTTTTATCGCTATTTTTAGTGTCCTGTTTACTGCCAAAGAAACTTGACAAGTTCTTTGACAAGAAACCGACTTTAGCAGCAAAGAAATGCGAAGAGGTGTTTCCAATAAAGGAAACTACAGATACCGTTACTGTTATAGATTCTGCAATGATGCAAGCATATGAGATGGAGTTTGTATATCTCCACTCAATACTTGACAGCTTGTTAGGTGGTGGGGTTTCCGATTCGGTAAAACGTGAAATAGTTACCGTATTTCAGGAAAAGAAAGTTCCTGTTATCAAATATAAGTACATTACAAAGACTGTTGAAAGTACGGCAAAGATTCAAGTTATCAAGGATTCCTTAACTACTATTATTGATGAGTTAGCTGAAGATGTAAAAGAGAAGCATAACGAATACATAGCTACTTACTATGATTACACCATAGAAAGAGAAAAAGCGGAAAAGTTTAAAAGGCAAAGAAATAGCCTGTATTGGTGGCTATTGATTTTGATAGGTTTATTGTTTCGCAGACCTGTTGTAAGGGCAGCATCTAAATTAATCACTAAAATTTAATCATATGTTTTTAGAAATAGCGCCATTATCAGAAAGTTTTGATATGTTCATCGCTCTTGCATTCTGCTATCTTCCTCCGTTTATTTGGTTTTACTTTGGCTACAAAGCATCTAAAAGCGGAAGCTACTATAAAAAGCAGCGTGAAAATATGCCTCCCGGATATTATGAGTGGGCCGAGTCAGATATAAATGTTTCCTTTTGGAAAACAGGCTATTTTTATTTTGGATTGACATGGCTTATTTTAGGAAGTATTTTCTTTTGGGCTTTGCTGTGGCCCGACCATTCTGACGTTTGGTTTGTCAAATAATGTCTTGACAAAATTTGTCAAAAGTAAATCTATATGCTGACATTCATCTTACCTGCAATATCTGCTGTTATTTGTGCCGCAATCGAATATTTGCGTATCAAAGCAACTCAGGGTAAGGTAGCGAATGTGAGTAAGTTTTGGAGCGTTACAATAGCTTTCGTCTTTTTCGGCTTCTGTTTGGCTTTATCGATTGATTATTACGACTACATCCTTCCACACCACGTTTTATTTTATGGATTATACTTTGTAGGGTGCAGAGGGTTGATATACGATGTAGTTTTGAATCTTCTAAGAGGTCTTAAATACAATTACGTTTCACATACAACAAACAGCTTTATAGACCGTATCATTACTAATAAGTACTCATTTATTGTTATAAAGTTTGCATACTTGCTTATTATGATTATATTTGGGGTACTATGGCAATTGCGTTAGTAAAGTACGACTTAAGTAACGAAGACGACAAGATGGACTACAAGAGAGCCAATGCAAGCCTGAATATGGCTTGTTTCATCTTTGAGGTACTTATAAATGGTAAAAAGAAGTTCAGAGATTGCGATGATGCCGATAAGATATGGGAGTATTTATGGGAGACAGCAAAAGATAATGGAGTCGAAATAGACAACCTAATCCAATGACTAAAAAAGAAAAGTCTGCAATAATAACTGAGTATTGTAAGCAGTACAAAGAATTAAAAGACTATACGCTGGCCAAAAAGATTTACGAGGAAAACAGAAGCACATTTGTGTCTATAGATTCAGTAAGAAGTGCTGTTAGAGCAAGAAGAGGACATAATGGAGATTTTAAAAGAGCTGCAACAGCTGATAAATCTCTATATACAGAGAAGACATACGATACAACCAACTACAAGCCGTTTAAGGAGGTAATAGAAACTGGTGCAAAGATATTAATATTTGATATTGAAACAGCTCCTATAAGGGCTAAGGTATGGGGTATATGGAATCAGAATATATCTATAGACCAGATAGAGAGCGATTGGTTTATCTTTACTTGGGCAGCTAAATGGCTGTTTGAGGATAAGGTTTACTCAGGATGCCTTACATCTAAGGAAGCTATAAAGCAGGATGACAAAAGAATACTTAAAGGGATATGGGAGCTGCTGAACGAAGCCGACATTGTTGTCGCTCACAACGGAGATAAGTTCGATATACCTAAGTTGAATACTAGGTTTTTGCTAGCAGGTATGGAACCGCCATTACCTTACCAATCAGTGGATACCCTTAAACATATTAAGAGGAACTTTGCATTTACGTCAAATAAACTGGAGTTCGTTAACAGGATGTTGGGGCTACCTAGGAAGTCTAAGCACGAAGGGTTCGACCTGTGGAGCAAGTGCTATATTGGTGATAGTGAATCGCTTAAGAATATGCTTGACTACAATGTTAACGATGTTAGGATACTTGAAGAGACGTATCTTAGGCTGAGACCTTGGATTAAACCCCACCCGAATACGTCACTATTTATTTTGGATGAACACACATACAGATGTCCTACTTGTGGTAGTAAAGACCTTATAGAGCAGGGGAAGAAGTACTACACTACTGTAAATGCTTATAGTCAGTTCAGGTGTGGAAATTGTGGTGCTACAGGAAGGAAAAGAATTTCCGATATTGCAATAAAGCAGCGGAGGCATATCCTTTCAAGCAATCCAAAATAATAGTATATGATAGACGAAAAAGAGATTATATCACCGATAGAGTATGGTGATAATGAATTATTGAATATCATAGACAATCAGTTGATAGTTCTTTCTACCATTGCTGATATAGCTGATTCTGAATACAGAACGTATGACGATGAGATAATAGAGATGAATGTAGTTAAAAAGAATGCTTATAGGATTATACACGCTGCTCAGAAGAAGATTCAGAAGTACATTAAAACATACGAGTTTAACATAGAAAATAACGATGAGTAATATGTCATTAGGAATAGATAAGTTAAAAAGCAAGATGCCACCTGTTGCTTATGACAGATTAGTGGATTCATTGTCTAGGACAAAAAGCGTTACTAACAATTTTAGGTTAGCGCATTTCTTATCTCAGGTGGCTCACGAGTCAGGTAACTTTACAGTTCTATATGAGAACTTAAGGTACTCATCTAATAGGCTAAGGGTTATATTTCCTAAGTACTTCCCAACAGTTCAGTTAGCTAATGAGTATGCTATGAAGCCGGAAAGAATTGCTAACAGAGTATATGCTAACAGGATGGGTAATGGTAATGAGGCGAGTGGCGATGGATATAAATTCCGTGGGAGAGGATACTTACAGGTTACAGGAAGGTCTAATTACAAGTTATTCAGCGACTATATAGGGGAGGATTGCGTAGAGAATCCTGACTTGGTAGCTACTAAGTATCCTATGGATAGTGCTATATGGTTCTTCGATAGAAATAAACTATGGAGCTTGTGCGATAAAGACGACAACGCTAGTGTTTTAGCTGTTACTAAGAGGGTTAACGGAGGTACTAATGGTCTTGCTGACAGGCTTACTAAGTTCAGGTTCTTTATGAAGTATTTAAACAGCTGACTTCACTTTGTAGTCAACTGGTTACAATTTGTAACCGACTTGTTTAGACATTTGTTTAGACATTTTTGTATTTATCTCACAGCTTTTTGTCTCTATTTTTTAATTGTTCTCTGTACCATTTAGCGCCATCCAAATATCCTTGCACATAAGGGTCAACAGAATCGTAGCTTATGGAACTATCTATTTCTTCATCTGATATTTCAGCTTTATTTTGTTGCTCTTTCCATTTTTGATGCCTTTCAATAACCTGTGCTTGTCTTTCGTATTCATTCCATTGTGCTGGTGTCATATTTTATTTTTTATGTTTTTAAATATAACCGACTAAATTTTATCTATTTATCGGAAAGTTTCCGAAGTTAAGTGTATTTTTATCCATAAAGTAGTGGTTATTGTCAGTTATTTTCCATTATATGCTTTTCAGTATAATACTTCACCTATTCAACCATATTGGCAGATATTAGGCATTGCGCAAATAAGATAGTTATGTACAATTTAATTTTTAAAAAATTCCGCCCCACTGTACCGCAAAAGCATTAGCAGTACCTTCAAAAGTTTTAGACGCTAATCCGCTTCTTTCTTTGTGTGGTTTGGTTCTAATATCGTACATCCACTTTTCCATGCGTTTCACTGCGCCAGTCTTTTTATCAATCCATGTGTGGTATTCCATTTTAGGCTTTTGGTTAATTTGTGGTACTAATTTGGGTAGTCCTTTCAGCCACAAACAAGTGCTTTTACTCGCTAAATCCCCAAAATGCCAAGGCTGTATAATTTGGTCAGGTTTTCTCCAAACCGTACTCATTACCCCTATTGGATTTTCAATCGCTATCCTTTTGCATTTTGCGTTTGCTATTGCCATGAAAAAATTGATAGCATCTTCTTTTAATTTAATATCTTTTATCCCCTTTGAAAATGCCCATTGTCCGCTTGATGATAAATGAGTGCATGGTGGATGTGCAATTATTAAATCCCACCCTTTATTTATTACCTCAAAAATATCGCACTGATAATGCCATTCAGGGTGTCCACCGCTACAAGGCAATAAATCACATGAAAACGCTTCGTGTCCTAATTTTCTAAATGCTTTTGTTGTTGCCTGACTTTCTTCACAGGCTATTAAAATTCTTGCCATCTATATTTTTTAAAAATTAAACTGATATATAACAGCATATTGGCGGCATTAAAACGACTGCCAATCTGCCAACCGTTACCTGCTATTTTACTTTATATGCTTTTCAGTATAATACTTTACAGTATAATTACTTTATATCTTTTTGAATATAACCGACTGAATTAGTTTATATTTTATCACGTAGAAGTACTTTTAGTACTTCAATCAGCATAGATATAAACCTCAAGTATATCATCTGACTTTGGTGCTAACCTTCTGTAGCTTGACTTTATCTTACCTATGAACTTGACGTTATCGTCCGGCACTATCCCATTACCTTTTATCAAGTCCAACAGCACCTTTAACCAGTACCCTGCTTTGTTGTCTAGGTCAAACGTATGCTTTGCAGAGTGGTAAACTATTTCTATGCTCAACGGATAGTTACTTGGATTAACCTGTTTTAAATTAGGCTTTAATTCGCTGAGAAGATATAGTTTACTCCACTCCACAAGTTTCTTTCTGACAGCCCAGTGAACACCACCATAAAACAAATTGTTCGTCAGGTAGTAAGATTTACTGCCAACAGTCATCTTGCTAGGCACATCAGGGTAATAAGCGTATAATAGTATTTCAGACATTTATAAGTGCGCTAAATGGTATTAGTATTAGTTTCGATGTCATATTATCACCTCCAAGAGAATACCCTTTTGACTTATAGTACTTCCTAGATAACTCTTTAAGTCGCATAGTTTCAACAATTATGGTGCATTTGTTTGGAATATGAAACACCCAGTGGTCTGCCTTAGTAACAGCTATGCCGGAAGGCTTACCTCTTGACTCGAACTCAACGGCTATATTCCCTGTGTTCTTAGTCATAAAGTCTGTCTTTACCTCTACCTTCTCGCACAACAGCATTTCTTTTACGCTATTCTCTCCCGATACCCCTGTTGCCAAGTCTAGGTCAAAGTCGCTTTTAAAATTCATTTTCTGCAAGTATTTTGTAGTAATAGTATTCAGCGTCGAATGACTTTTTATTCATTATTTCTTTTTCTATTTTACTTGTAAGGCGAGCCGATGACTCAGGTGCATACATCATACCTGTTAGGTGGTTACAGAAGCCTTCTATCTCCCAATTGGTTACTGTCTCATCACCTACCATATCAGGCTTTTGTATGGATATGTTTACGCTATACACAGCATCGTCCATCTTGATTACCTGCACTAACCTTACAAAATCAGGTAGTCTCTTTGCCATAGTTACTGAGTTGAAGTTACATAAACAGGAACTATGCTTTCTCTAACGTACTCTGATAATGTGATGTCTTTATCCTTGCAAGTGGATACTATTTTACTATACTCTTCTGTAGTTACTCTTACCGATATGGTTACAACAGATTTCTTTTGTGATGTACCTAATCGTTGTCTTGGGTCTTTTCTTTTCTTTCTGATTTTCATATTACCTGTTTTAGTAGTTAAGATTCTGAACCTCTGTCTTTAAGTAGGACAGAGTTGAGCGTATGCTTTCTATTTGATAATGGGACTCTTTAATCATCCCTTCTAGCGCCTTTGGGAATATGTTTATAAGCCCTACAGCATCCCTTACCAGGGCATCGAACTTCTTTGCAGGCATAGCGTCGTGGTCTACCTTCCTCATTTCTATAGCTACTGCTCTGTCTACAAGGAAGTCCAAGGATGCCTTTAGTCTGCTAGCCCAAGCGTTATACCCATTTAATACTTTAAGCCTTTCTATTAGTAAGTGAGGGTTAGAGTAGTCCACCTCTTGTAACATCATTTGGCGGTACTCCTCATACTCAGCCATACATTCTTGTAGTTTCTTATTGAATGTTTCGTTTTCGAATTTGTACATAATCTGTTTTTATTATGGTCTTGAATCTAATTTACCGCAGTCGTATCCATCTTTCTGCCCGGTATTATAAGCATCAGATAGTTTGTTCTCAAACAGAGAACATATCTCTTTTGCGATTTGCTCTAGCTTATCGTTATCTATTGCGATATACCTTGGACTTCCAAATGTAATACTAATTTTGGAATGTTTTGTAATAATCTCTTTAATTTTTTCTTCCATTGTTTTTTCTGTTTAAAAAGTGAAAAATAGATGAGTGGCATTGATACCCTAGATACCTTTTGACTACGGATAGTTTTGATGATGGATGTTTTTCCCATAGGGTAAGGCAGAAGTCTCTTCTTGCTTCTATGTATTCGCTTTTCCTTTTCTCTCCATTATGATAGCAAGAATTAGGGCTGTTTGCTTTTAGCTGCTCGATAGTTATTTGATGTTTCTGACAGATGTAACTAGCTACGTTTTCAATGTCAGCTTTTGTAACAGGCTCAAGTTTAACGTGCTGCTTTACAATAACTTCCTTTATTATCGTTACAGGTTTAATGGACTGCTCGAATTGAGTAAGAAGAAGCATTATCCTTTTTTCATCGTAACTTTTCCACTCGTAGTCGTTAAAGTAATCCTTTAGCTCTTTTAAAAACTCCTTCTTAGTCATATATTAGTAATCGTATTTAGGCAGAAAATCTCTGCTGAATGGAAGACAACCTTGCTCATCTACAAATTCAACAGCACCCTGCATTTTAAGTAATATAGGTTCTCCTTTTGGTGTAGGCTGACCGCCAGTATCCTTGTTCCTTACCTTGTCTACGCTGACCTCTGTAAACATCCAACGCTGATTGTCTTTAATCTTACGATGGAAAACAATGAAGTTGTGTACTTTGTTGTACAAGGCTACACCTCCCTCCACCATAGTAGCGTGAGGCATCTTCTGATTGCCATCATTATCAAGCATACGCTGAGATTCAGTATTGGTATGAGCGCTTAGGAACAGCGTCACTTTAGTCCTGCTTGTAAATGCAAGCATATCGCTGTATGCCTCATAGTCGTATTGATACTTACTCTTAGCCATTGTTACGTTGGCTTTCAGAGAGTTATATGGGTCGATAAACACCCCTTTCAAAGACTTACGATGAAGCAGAGATTCAGCAAAACCTAGTAACTCCTTGTACTCATACGTTTTATCATTCGTTATGATATAGAAATGGTCGTTGATGAATGTTAGAGCATACCTGAGCCAATGTTCCGGCACTTCTTTTATCTTCCTTCCGGTAAGGTACTCAATCATCTTCATCTTTACAGATGAGGGATTATTCTCCCCTGTATAAATCATCCAATTCCATCCGTGGTTGACAGCAGATACGAGCATAAACCAAAGTATTGTAGTCGTCTTACCTACGTTTGAATGCGCTACAAAGGCATAGAACTCAGCTTCTTTCAGAACGAAATACTTGTCAAGCTCTTCATATCCGAATCCCTTTCCACTTGCTATTAGTCCTTGACGGAACTGCCTGATATACAGTTCATCAGCACCTGTATCACTAAGGAAGTTTAGGTCATTTTCAGCTGATTCGATGTAGTTTAGTGCTTCGTTATACGAGTTCTCTGTTTCGTGTATCGGGGCCATCATCCCATAGGTGATGCCATCACGTATTGTCTGCTTAGCAGATTCAGAGCTGTCAAGGTTCCGCTTAGATACTTCGTGAAAAAGTAAAGCTTCAGCTATCTCTTTTTCTACCTTCCCGGCTGAAACGTAACCTCCCATAAGAACAGATGCCTTGAGTAGTACGTTATGTTTATCTCCATCAGGAGCAAGCCTAATCATCTTAGCCGCTACGTCAAGCTTCTTGTAGTCTGTAAGACCTGAGCCGATTAGGGGGGTGTATTCGGCTCTTTCTAACTCCGGCTCATCTTCTACGTCATAGAAGGTGCTGCTGTAAGGATTGATGTAAATATCAGGGTCATAAGAGGCGTACAATACTCTCGATTCATTCTTAGAGGTAGTATCTAGGATTTTATACCTTCGTATGATAGCATTGTAGTGCCTTCTATGGTTTCTACCATCGCCTATCTTAATTAATCCGTGACATCCTGTTCCGCTTGGAGATTTCCACAGCGCGTGGATAAACTGGTCTTGCTTCAGCCCTTCTATAACTTCTTCTATATTGTCTATGTCATCTATGTCTATGGGTACGTAACTGCTATGCTTTGTGAGGCATTCGTCTTTACGGCAAGTATCAGCGCCTTTATCGTTTTTTAACTTTAAGGTGAACTCTCCTGCGTATAGGATACAAGGAAGTTCTGACTTAAGTTCATTTATTTTGGATGCGTCTGTACAGCTTCTGACTTTCTCAACCTTATCTTTCCACCTGCCATCTTTGATATACGACAACACCACGTCTAATGGTTGCAGCACAGGGTTGCAAGTGTCGGTTATATTTTTAAACAACGTTACATTAGGCATAATCTACGCGTGAGAGTGAACAATTATTAATACAGATAGAATAGCCCCCCGGAATGCGAGGGGCTTTCTCGTTTGCTTATGTTTGATGTAACTACTAGAAGGGGAGGTCGTCGTTAGAGGCCGGAGCTTTTTGAGGCTGAGGCTTCGAGTAAGACTTCTGAGCTGCTTGCTTACCATCGCCACCTGGAACCCAGCTATCGAATACAGCGTACATCTTATCTCCAGATTTAGTATCTTTAATCTCGATGTTTACCCATCCTTCTTTATTCTTCTTGGATTTTAAATCTTCAATGAAGGCATCTGCCTTGATGGAAATCTTAGTACCATATTTACCTTTCTTTACGAACAGGTTGTTTGCGTAATCTACTTTGTTCATTTTAGTTTATTTTAATGTTTGATAATATTCAATTAAGTCCATATAAATATCTACGGACTTCTTATCAGGGTACTTGCGATACAGATAATTGTGAATCTTCCTTATAGCGTGGAGTATAGAAGTTCTGTTCTTTTGACCGTTCAATAGTTTGACAATACTCTCAATGTTTATCATTGATATAGATGTCATCATATACCAGCACCAGTGCCTTGTCTCTACGTTTTTGCCGTTTCTTATATCGTTGTCAAGCGTTTCATATCCGACATTGAATACAGCGCAGCAAGCGTCTCTCCACTTGTTGTACTCTTGAACAACAAAGTCGTCATTCCTTGGCTTACGATATACAATGAAACCTTTTGATGTTAGTTGAGAAGTCCACTTGGTATCTGTCTTTGAATTGAGGTCGGACAGTATCTGTTCTATTAAAGCCCCTATTGGTGTCATAAATCTGATTTAATCTGTTTCAATATACCTTCTTCGAAATGAAGCTCTAAGGTACAAAACTTATCGTTAATAACAGAATAAACTTTGTCAGGCAGCGGTTCTATAACTACCTTGTGGTCTGTATCCAGTATTAAATCTACGTTTTTCCCAACTACTCCTATAGATATAGTCATATCCCTGAAGACTAACCTGCCTACTTTATCTATGTAATAGAACAGACCTTCGCCCCCAAGGGCATCTGTATAGAAGTCGTACTCTGTAAGCTTTGCATAGTTGCCTTCTTTGGTTATTAGCCTTAGGACATTTACAGGAAGGAATGATTTAGGAATCATTACCATGTCGTTAATTTCATTAGAATCAATGTCTTCTGAATCTTTCATACTTTGTTTTTAGTTTAGTGAATGTTTCTTTTATAAATACAATTAGTGTTACGGAGGTGAATGCGACTGCCCAAGCACATACATATATGACAGACATCATATTATATATGCTGACTAGTAACTTATTCATCGTCTGATACTGACTTTTTAGCCCATCCTGGAAGGTCTAATGTCATCGGGTCTGAGCCTCCGTAAAACTCATATCCTGAATCAAATAAATCCATATCAAGACAATATGCGAAGTCTGTCATAGCCTTATAAAATAGCTTCTTACCTTCTTCAATGTATGTGTCAGATGGTATGAATACCCTGCTTAGGTAGGGGTAAGATGTCTCAATGACTATGTACATAATGTTCTTGCCATTCACCCAGTTGTAGATAGCAGCCTGAAGGTGGTACTTTAGGTTGTAGAAATCCCTCTGTATGTCTGAGTACTCGGCAGAAGATACTGTCTTCACTTCGAAGTTGTATTCAGCATTCATCCCATCAATGTAACCACATACAGGTAGCGCCTCATAGTTCTTGTCAAACCTAGTCTCCTTTGCGTCCATTGCTTGCACGTACTTATAGTTAGTGCTGTTCATAAACTGAGTAACCATTTCCTTAGCCTTTAGGAATATGTTTGGCGGTACGGCTTGCAGGTTTCTTTGCGCTATTAGTTCTAGGAACTTCTGATAGTCTTCCTTGCCCTGATTAGTACGCTTGTTAAAGTCGGGTTCAACGATGTACTTGTCGTCAAATGTTTCGGGTTGTAGTATCAGATTGTGTACGACAGAACCTAGCAGCATTGCATCTGTTTGCTTTCTATCTTGCGTCAGGTACTGTACGTAGTGCTGAGGCGACTTGATGAATTGCTTTACTGAGCTGAACGAAAGCGGACGTTCCTTTAATGTTTCAATTGTTACTTTCATTAATTTTCTTTTGGAAGGTTATCAATAGCTTGTAGGACTAGTGAGATTCTTTCTTCATCTGCTTCTGCGAAGGAAGGCATCTCTTTGGCTATTCTCTTAGCCATAATCTTTGCCTTCTCGTAGTTCGGAGATAAAGACATACAGAATAACACAAGCCTTGCTGCTTTTTCTTGAGGGGTTATCATTTGAACGTTCATAGTGTGGGTACTGTTTTAAAGTAAAGTTCTATGTTAAAGTATTTGCTATCATCTTTTGCTTCGCACAGATGCTTTAGGTTTTTTGCGCAGTGCTGAACAACAGTTACTTTAATCCCAAGTTCTTTTGCTATGTCGACTTTTCTTTTGCCCTGCTTTAGCATATCAACTATCTCTTTTTTGTTTTCTTCTGTCAGCATATACTATTTTTGAAATTGTTTAGAGAATGATTGCCGGAATGTAGCGTGTGTCTTAACGGAGTCAGGTAGTGTCTTTGCCCATTCGATAGCCTTTGCCTTGTCCTTAATAGCTGACAGCTCTTGCAATGCCGCTTGTAATGGATGCACACCGTTCACCACGCCCTGCATATTGTTTATGTATTCTGTAACATCCCATATCTTGTTGCCTTTATCATCTGCCGGATATGGATACTGCTTACCATTGAACTCCTTTGAGCCTGCGCTAAGGTCAACGATGTCTAGGTCATACAGGAACCTGCCTACTCCGAAGTTTACAGCAGCACGCTTGAAGGCATCTGAGGCGGCTGACTTCTCTGCTTCGAAGTTGCCTTCTGAGCCTACATCTTGACGTTGTAATACAGAACCATCAGGCATGACTATACCGATAGAGCAATAGATACTTCCTTTCACGTCTTGGTAGGTCTTAGTCCATCCATAGGTACAGTACTTATCTAGCGCATCCATTGCCTGGCGTGCATCAATGTAGGCTACGCAGGTACACTTTGTGTTGCCCTTGTTGAATGATTGTACGCGCCATTGATATGGCATTGGTTTAGATAGGTTTTCCGTTAGCTCCTTAAGGAACTTTGCATTTTCTGTCATAGTATATGTATTTGATTGTTTTAAAAAAAGCCCCCTACTTCATTCTCGAAAACAACTTTACTAACTAGTTATTGTTAACAATTAGGGGGCTATGAGTTATTGATTACGCTCTTTTTTAATTATCCTTGATAGAAGAATCATTAGAAATATGTAGCCGCAAAATAGTAGGGAAATCATTGATAACATAGCTTTTGTTTTAGGTGAAACTATATGCAATATACTACAATAATATTTAGTATCCAAATTTATTTTTTAAAATGGCATCTTTGTCTTTGGTGGGTGATAGGAGCTATTTAGTATGTCTATAAACTCTCCGTCTGTTAGGTTGTGGTACTTGAAGAATATTTGGTCCCAGGTTTCGCTCCTGTTTGTATTTACTAGTACAGCTTGCACTTCACCTTCACCCCACGATGAATCCTTGTATTCTTCGGGATTAGAGAACTCGTTAATCAGTTCAAAATCAAACAGTTTGTCTTTGACGTACTGCTCGATATACTCTTTTGACAGCCCTTTGATATAGTCATCGTGTCTCTTGCATACTGGTACGCTGAGTTGGTCACGAATGGCTTCGATGTGCCATACATTGTGGATAAGTTCTAATTTGCCTTGCATAGTTTTTTTTTAATTGTTATTTAATATATTTGCTTATGGCTAAGTCTCGCACACAACAATACTACGATAAGAACCCGGATGCAAAGAAGCGTAAAGCTGCTTACGATGCGCTGTATAATAAAGACCCCAAACAGCGAAAATATAGGTCGGAACTGAATAAAGCCAATAGGAAAGCCGGAACCTATGGTAATGGGGATAATAAAGATATGAGCCATACCAAGAATGGTAAGCTCGTTAAGGAACACCAATCTAAGAACCGTGGTCGTAACGGAGCAGATGGGAAGTCCACAAAAAAGTGAGAGTGAACTACAATACCGGGCTGTTATACTTGTTGAAGCACATATAGCATACTCCTTCATTTTTATCTAGGTCTTTATCGCTAGCGTATCCGCCACAAGACCAGCAGCATTTATTATCATCAGGGAAGATAGCCTCCTTCTGCTCAAGGCAGTAGTTAGCAAACTCCAAACACTCATCGAGGGAATCCTCGGAGAGATACTGCTCGTGATACGCTACATCTATCTTACCCATCTCTTCATACTTAGTGATGTGACCAGTAGTATTAGAGTACACGCCATTACCGCAGTACTTATATCCTGACTTTACCAGGACTGAATGGTAGTAAATATCTTCAAACAGCATCTCCTTTAGGTCTTCATTAGTAGGCATATCGCCATACCAATCTAAGCAGTACTCGTCATTATTGCTACCACCTGTTACATCAACCTTTACGGCAGATGGCTTGTAGTCATAACCACTATACCAATCGTCATGTGTATCGTAGTAGCCATAAGACTTTTTTCCGTATATATTTTTTGTATCGTACATAACAGGCTCAGGCTTATGCGGATACTTTTTAATAAGGCTTCCGATGATACCATATACCATATCCTTGGTATTGTTTACATCATCCACATCTATTATCTCGTCTGTTGAGTGAGGGTTATGGTATCCGCAGCTCATATTAGCACAGCTTATACCTACCTGTCTTGCTGTCAACTTACCTACGTCTGTGATGCCACCTGTATGGAACTTGTACCCATAGTTAGTAATGATTCCTAGTATGTCATCTTGGAAATCCTTTGATGATATTTGTGTACCTGATATGGAGGTTACGAAGTCAGCATTACCTTTCCTGTCACATTGTAGGATATACATACAGTCATCGAAGAAGGACAGGTCAGCAAGTCCACTGCCTACGCAACCTATCTCCTCGTCTCTGAAGAAGCAGGCTTTGATACTAGGGAAGTCTCTTACCGCAGCTAGTGCGATATAGATACCTACCTTGTCATCACCACCGATACCTGTGAAGTTACGCTTAGATAGGTCGTAGGCATATACGATACCATTCTTCTCGTCATATCCTACAGAGTAGTAGTCATCAGGTATGATGTCATGGACAGTATCTGTATGGGATACGATGCAAGGATAACCTGCACTAGTTGGGTCTCCCTTGGTCACATACACATTACCATCTACAACGGATACATCTGCACCGAAGTGGTGTGCGTATTGTACTATGAGGGATGTCATACGTTCTACTTTGCCGGAGTATGATTGCGTTTCGAGAATGTCTCGGAATAATTGTTCTACCATTGTATTTTATTTTAATTGTTATTGATTAGGGTTGCTCTTCTTCTTCGCTTTCGTTCTCTGCCATAAACTTATCGTACTCATCCTGTGTTACCTTGCGACCATCGGGAAGTTCTTGTGCTTCCTTAATGAGCATCCACTCACCGCTTATCTCACATTGTACGCATTTGTCAATCTTGTAGTAGCAACCATCTACTTCAACGGCTACCTCATCTATGTCATCCTCGTGAACATAACCATATTCCTCTACGTATATAGCATCATCTATGTGTATCGTATTTTGTGTGTACTCGCAGTAAGTGGTATTATCTACGTGGTAGTATCTATCTCTTGATTCAACGTATGTGATGTTATCATCGTCTTGATGGTAGTATGAGCCTCTAATCTCTACGCTATTCGCCCAGCTAATGTAGTCGCTATACGAATCACAATACACAGCATCCTCCTCATCTAGCCATTCTCCTTCCCAATCAGACCATACTTGACCATCTCGGTTCTCATCATCATCTTCTTCCTCTTCCTCCTCTTCCTCATTGTCAAAGAATACCCTTACACTTTTTTCTTCGTGATTAGGATTGAGTATTATATCGTAGAATATACCACTTCTCCAACTTCTTGCGTGCTCAGTTACTAGCGATTCATTATACGTCTTTATCATCTCATCTATTACACCACGCCTCCTACCATTATACAGCAATGCAAACGATACCTCAGAGCGTAATAACTTTGTTTCGTTGTCTATGCTAAAAAAATCTGAATTGAAACTTGGTCCGCTTGTGCTACGAAACTGATAACATCTAAGACCTTGCTCTCTTTGTGACAGACAGTTGGTAGCGTAGAATTTATCACCATCTTTTACGATGTACATTACTGTATCTAGCCAGGGCATAGACGACCACGACTCATCAATATGCACCGGAATCTTTACTATCTCAGGGCTAATCTTGCTGCCATTGTACATATCGAATGCAAAGAAGTGACAGCTTTGTTGAGACTTGTAATAGAAGCCGTGTCTTTTTGCATACTCAATCATCGTAGTACAATGAGCATCTGTTGCGTGGTAGACGGTATCCATATATGTATTCTCACCATCGAACCAAAGCAATGCCCTTGCTACAATTTTGTAGTCATTGTTCCTGAGTATCAGCATTGATATACTATCCTGATTCTGTTCATAGAACCTGAAGTATGGCTGACAAGTGTCATAACGCATACAGCTACCCATCAGGTTAGATGATGTACTGAATTCTGCGTAGTTGGAATTGAGATAGTAATAGCCAATCATCTCACCGCTTACTACTGAGAAGTTAGGCGACTCAGCACCTTCTCCGTGTTCATCTCCGTTCATAGATACGTATGACTTAATCTTGTTGACAAAATGCTCTACATTTTTGTCGCTGTATTCATCATTGCCTTCAAGCATTCTGAATAGTTTACCCGGCTTCATTAGTTGCAGACCTTTGTCGGGCCATCTGCCGTTAACCTTTTGGACGTTACTACCTTTCTTGTAGAAGCCAAACATAGCACCCCTCAGGTGCACGTTTTCGATGGGTAGGTTTGATGTCAGAGAAATGAATGGGTCTGCTGCTTCGTTTAAGATTTCGAATGTTGTTACTGCGTACATAGTTTTTGTTTAGATATGAGTAAAAGGGAGGAGTTGTTACACCCCTCCCGTGATGATGTCATTTGAGTGCTGCCTAATTAACCAAGAGATGTGTAGCCGAGGTCAATCAAGTGCTGCTCCGCTTCGCTGTTTGCAAACACAGGAACAAGACGCACAGCCTTACCTTTCTTGGTAGGTGATGTGTACCATACTACGTTGCCTCCTTGCTTGTGTAGGTAGAAGCCGTGTCCTGCCTCGTCACCTGAAGCTGTAGAGTTTACTACTTCGATGATTCGTGTGTCGCAGTAGTCTGGTACTCCTAGCGTATCAACGTAGTCATGAAGTTCTGAGGAGTCAAGGTTAAGTACGAAGCCTTGCTTTGATAGCAGGTCAGGCACTGCGTTAAGGATAATGTTTTGTACATCACCGTTTTGGTCAGCGTTGTACATTGCTTTCAGCGTGTCGCGAGTTAATGTTACTTGTGACATTTTAGAGTGACAGTTTTTATCGTGGTGTCTCCACGTTATCGTTTAATTATTTGAGTTTTGTTTAGTAAATAGTTCTGATATGTTTGTATATCCCATAGACTTAAGGTATTCCTGCTCATCAGAATCATCTGTAATTACCATTGCCATATCATGTGATGAGTATGGTCTGACAAATACACTGCTGTTTATCAGATAGAACCCTAGCGATTCCTCTTCCCCCTGCGCAACACCAGCTATTGGGTCAAGAATATTTAACCGCCACATATGTTTCAATTTATTAATGTACGGTTCTATACCAAATATCCCACCAATATCGTCTTTTCTTTCCCTCATCTTTTGTCTACCTCTTGATAAAGCATTGTCTTTTTGTGGGTTATCTTCTTGTGCGATGAAGTCGTCTTCGATGTCGTCATCATCTTGTAGTACGTATGGGTGCTCTGATACAATTTCATCCCAGGCATCTCTGAATAGTGAGTCCTTGATTGTCATTAGGCTGTTCTTGACAGCGATTTTTTCTTGCTTTGTCATGTGTGTTTGTTTTAATTATTAGCGTTTAAGTGATTTATTGCTTCTTGGTACGAGTCAAAAAAGTATTCTTCTCCATCCTCGAAATCAGTTACTAAATACTCTACTTCTCTTCCAAACATTGAGCATATACTTACTCCGTTTTCTAGTGCGATATAGACATATCCTGAATTTTCGTTGAATCCAACTTCCATAATCCATTCTGTTGCACATTCGTTTGCGTACGCTGCGAATACTTGTGACAGCCCATGCGCTTCACATAACGCGATTCCGTCTTTACTTAATCCGATAATTTCAATTTGTGTTTTAGTCTTCATACGTTTTGTTTTTTAGTGATTAATTGTGTTTCATGCCGGACATGACTCCGTATCCTTTGCGTTGAGCCAGGCGGTTAATCCTGTTTGCTGTATCAAGCGGCACGACCTGAATGGTGTTACCTGTTTTGTGATTGGTTACAGGTATGCACCCGACTCTTTGCGTATTGGAGCAGGCGATACAGGTACTGAAACCGCATTTGCTTAGGCGTAGTTCCGGCATAGGTTTGAGGCAGCGAGAGCAGGGGATTGTAGTCATAGCTAAAATGTTGAGAGTGAACGATTAATTTTTTGCCTTAAGATATACTTTCTGTTCTGAGTACTCGTCAATAACGTACAGCTTTTTGCCTTGCTTGTATAGAGGGAAAGGCACGAGTACAGTATCCTTTCTACTTATTGAGTAGTACAATGTATCTATTGGCTCTACATTTTCAATACGTCCGTTTTTATCCGAGTACATTTCATTGAATGTTAGCACTCCTGTTTTAATATAGTTGAGTACTTCACCTTTGTACAGGAAGGAGTCCTTACCAATGTGGTATAGTTCACGTCCGTCATTGTAATCTCTGAATCCGTAGTTGTCGTATTGTGGCTGTACTTTACCTGAAAGCATCCACAAGAGAAAGATAATTTTGTGCATTTTATTTGATTTAAGATTAATAAAAAAGGCGGTCAGCATTACCTGTTACCGCCATTTCCTCACTCAAACAATACCTTAGTCGTGTCCTGTCCCTTCTGTAAGGAATAGTTCCGAGTCTTCCATTTCCCATTCGTGTTTGCAGTACTTATCGAATAGGACAAAAGATAAGGCGATTAGTGCGATGATTAGTATTATCATAGTTGTTTTATTTAGAATGAAACCATTTGGGCATTACCTCTTGGCTTAGGCGCAGCCCCGTTGTACTTAGCCTTCATCCAAACACCGCATCCACCACCTCCCATATTTCTGACCGGGTTGCAAGATGCCATAACAGAAATGATAATTGCTAGTCCGAATAGTTTTTTCAACGTCTTCATAATAGATTTGTTTTTGTGTTTGGTGAGTGATTGTTTAAATACTTTAGTGTCGAAGTAGTGGCAGTTCGGTGATGGTATGGGGCGTTCATACCTCGTGCCAACATTTAGCTGTTGTGCCCATTCGTTGAAGTTCATTTTGTTTAGAGTTTAAAGTGTTAACGAATAGAGTTTCTGTTACTGCATTTCTTCCCACCTGTGTTAGCTGCATCGAATGGTGAGTAGTACCTTGTGCAGCTTGACAGAAAGATAATGATGATGAGAGCGAACGATACCTTTTTCATTTGAGTTTTGTTTATGGGATGATTGTAAATGTGTAAGTTCCTGATTCATAAAACGGAGGAAATCCGATTAGCCGTACGTAATTATACATTCCGTATAGCCTTTCGAGATAGCGTTCCGCTTGTCTTTGTGTACTGAAATGTTTTTTAATTGTCATACACTTACCTTTTTAAATTCTGCAATAGCCATGATAGTCAGTGTACCAGCAGATGCGAACACTAAGCTAATGGCAAATAGATTGAATCCTGTTGGCTCTAGCATTGCGAAACCTAGAATAGGTACGAAAGCTGTTACGATTATAGATAGGATTACTGCGAAGAATGATAATACTTTTTTCATTTTGTTTAGATTGAGGGGTTAAAGTTTGGGTTTGCTGACATCTTGTTTAATAGTCTGAGTCTTGCCTGACTTTCGTACTCTTTAACGTCCATTCCCAGGAGATGTAGTATTTCCCTAGTCCGGGCGTGGGTGGATTGAGTTTTTACGTGTACGTTTCTTCTGATTGTTCCGTTAGCTTTTACGGAGAGGATTTTCTGAGCCATAACATTATTGTTTAAGAGTGAGTAAATAGGGGACATCGAGGAATCGAACCTCGCTCTACCTTTCGCCTACACTTAGTCTCTGTCCCTTTAAGTATAAAAAAAATACAAGTTACCCAAACAGAAACAACCCTTTGTTTAACATCAGGGCGAGTATAGGCATAGCCTGTTTATGAGTGAGTAAAAAGATTTTGAGTTGAGTTTTCTTAAGTTATCTTTTTATTGCGTATTCTCTACAATTCTCAGCTTCACAATTTCATACGCAACCCTTACCAATTTCCAATGGATAAGTCGCTGACAGAATCCGTCCTCTGTTAGCGTGTAAGTTTTTCCCCGTTAAACGGTTGGATACATTACAACGAAAGCAATAACATAAAGATGTTTAATTGCTGTTAACTTCCGCTATGTCAAAGATATTTTTTCGTACAAAGGCGGACAAACTTTATCCGTAATGGCAAAAAGAAACTATCTTTTTTTACTTGCCACTTAGCCAATGCGAAGAGAGGCGATACCCTGCTAACATCTGCTAGCTTAACTCCTTTCTGCTCCCTTAGCAATATCCGATATTGCCTACATTCTGTTTTCAAATGTATACTAAGGGAAACACTAACAAATGTTATTCGATACCCGTTAATACTGAATCTGTTACCTGTTCTTTCTTCTCTCCTCTAAAGTAACGAGAGACCACATTTAACAGACGAGGGAAAGACCATCCGTTTAATGTGTTGCTATATTCTTCACGTGTTGTAAGGAATGGCAAGAAATCGGAATACTTTAAATTACTTATCTGTTCTGCTGTTATTGGTTTGCCTGTTTCGTCAGAAAGTAAGCGCACATAATCAGAAGCGAATTTTGTCAGCTGTTTGTAATGGAAGGAAAGTTTACGAGACTCATCCTTTGCATCTTTTACAGCCTGTTTTTTTGCTTCATTGGTTAACTTTCTTTTTAGCTTTGCTGTTGTGTCTTTCTCTTTTAAGGTGATTACTTTTTTTTCAGTGGCGATTGTTTCGCTAACCTGTGGGCTTTGTGTTGTTGTCTGTTTCATTTTGTTTTTGTTTATGAGTGATTAATAATTACAAAGTAAAGATATGTATTAATGTAGTACAAAGCAAATAAATATTGTTAAAATATTCATAATGCTTTTTTATCTGTTATCATCAATACATCATCAAAGAACTAAAACAAAGATAATATATTAATGTACTACATACCAAATAAAAACAAAACTATCTTTGAAACAATGTTGCAAATAACTGTTAAAGTTTTGTGAAAGGATTACTAATAATATTAGCAAACATATTGCTAAACATATTAGCACATAACAAAAATACTTTGTTCCTCTTATTGCATATAGAATAAATATTTTTTCTGTATCTAATCAGCGACAAAGATACCTGAATACATCCGACAGAAGGAAAGAGAAATTAAATAGGGGGAATACCCTTCCATTGCGTCGGCATATCCCTTTAATAATCAATGAACTAACGGGAACGCATATACGATGTCTTTTAATTAGTAAATTTTAGGCTACTCAGTAGTAAAAATCGATTTCCCAAATTATCAACTATTGCAAAATGATTGATGTTACCCTGACGCTTTATGTATTATACGCTATTTTAGGAGAATTGGTAAATGCTTGATGTATTTGCTGGATGTGAGCTGTTATTTTTTTAATTAAATAATTATAAAATACAGCTAAATGTTTTTATAGATATTTAAACAGCAAATATTTTTATTGGATGTGTTGTGTTGCTGTTATGTGTAGCGCATAGTATCCCCTTTGATACGGGATGAATTTCGTTTACATCAGTTTAAGCTTTATGCCTTATGCCGTACGTTGTAGCGTCAGCTATACACCTTCGTAGCAGCCCAGATATACCTGTAAATCTTCTCATTACTTACAGCTGCTACCCATAAGGGTCTTTATGTGCTTAAACCATTTGCTACGCTATCGGGGACACCTCGCTGTCTATGTTGACAGCTACTACCCGACGTCTGGGCTTTGGATTGATAGGGTAAACCTCTATCTCTAGAAAGCCGTAACTACCTTGAGGGATAGTGCGTATGTCTGGACTTGTTCCTAGACTACTTCAAAGTTAGCATTAACAGCTGAAATTAAAAAATAATTTATATTGTTTTTTTGCAACAATGTTGTAAATTTGTAATATCTCAAAAAGCCGTCCCCGACTTGTTTCTACTTGTCGGGCCTTTTTTTAAAGTGTTAATACTATTTTTAACTAATAACAGCTAATAACACTACATTTACAAAAATTATTCGTAATGAAAAAACTTTTTGTTTCTGTATTACTTTTAACAGCACTTGGCTCTAAAGCACAGGTGTCGCAGATAGAGTTTACAGCAGCCGATACACTCACCAACGCAGATACCATCGTTAAAAATATTACTATTTCTAACAGCACCGAAGCTATATTGCTACAGCCTGTTATCACTAGATTGTCGGGTACTGCTGCTGGAAAGGTAGTACTTCTGCAAAGCGTTGATGGTACTACTTTTATACGTACAGATAGTATTACTCTGTCTAATGTGGTGACTAATACAGCTTTTATCAGCAAGGTTAGCCCTGTTGCTCCGTACTACAGAATCGAGTTCATCAGCTCCGGCACAACAGCACTTATCCCAAGATTGTGGTATTACCAAAGAAAAAATAAATAAATATGTTTATAACTAAAAAAGGTATAAAATCTGTATTTGGAGCTTCTGATAATGGGAAGAAGAAGGTTATTAAAACAAGTGAAGGTAAAAATATAACTAAATTCAGAAATAATCCAATTAGCGGTGGAGCTGTATTGAAAGTTAAAGATGTTACATATAAAACAGAAAGTACACCATCAGTTAAATTTAAAGAGAAACTAATTACTACGCCTAGCGGTAAAAGATATGAAAAAAGAAAGTTGAAAGAAGGAGGAAAAGTAGTAAAAAGAGAAAAAATACGAGTAGACAAAAACAAGTAATTAATTTAAAAAACAAATACAAATGGCAGTAATATTAAAACCTAGAAGTAATAAGCAGGGTATTGTAGATACTTCTGCTGACCTAATAAAAATAGAGGGTAGAGAGAATTATACAGTACTCGTAAAAGACTTAGGGGTATTCGAGTGGGTGGTATCTGGTACTGTTGACAGCGCAAATATATTTGCTGGTAAGAACGGATTTTGGAGCAGAGTGCTTCAATCAGCTGAAGGGCTGTTAGCATATACAGCAGAAGACCAAGCTAATAAGTCAACAAATGTTATTACTGATGGAGCAAGTGATGTTAAGTATCCTTCTGTTAAGGCAACTAAAACTTATGCCGATTCATTGGTTACTGGACTTCTTGATGACAGAGGTAACTTTACTCCTGGACTTACATCTCCTGGTGCTTGGCCAACTACAGGTGGTAGCGGAACTGCTGGTGCTATTATGAAAGGTGACATTTGGTTTTGCTCTGCTAGTGGATTTATGGGTACAACAGCTGTAGTAGCTGGTTCAAGTTTTCGTGCTATAGTAGACACTCCTGGTCAAACAGCTGGAAACTGGAACGTTCTTAGTGCAGGTGCTATTACTTCAGCTACTCCTAGCTTACAACAAGTAACAGACGCAGGAGCTACTACAAATGATAGCATATTTATAAGCGGAATAAGTGGAGGTATTCTTTCTACAGCAACTACTACAGATTTTGGTTCTGCTGCTTTGATAACATTTAACTCTCAAGGTGGTGCTATAGAACTTGCTAATACAATAGGAGATATAGCTGCAATAAGATGTCAAAATATAAATGGCAACAGAACGTATCAACTTCCTAATGCTTCAGGTACTCTTGCCCTCACCAGTGACGTTGTACTTCCCTATAAAGTGTATACAGCATCTTTAACTTTTAGTGGAACATCTAATCCAACAGTTACAGTTTATCAAAATACAATAGGAAATGGTTCTGGAGATGGTGTAAATGATATAGCTATTACAATACAGAATTTTGGACTTTGGTTTGAAGTAAATATGACAGGTAGCACTGCATTTCCTGCTGGTAAAACTTGGATGCAACCTAGTTTGTATTTTGGAAACAGTAACTTATACAATGTTTACTTTTATAGAATGAGCAATACACAAATAAGATTTCAATCTATAGACACTACAGATAATTCAGTTAGTTTTGCAAATGGATTTTCTGTAAATTTTGAAATTAGAGTTTACCCATAATATTAAAATTTTAAAAACAAAAAAAAATGGCAGTACAATTAAAACCTCGTTCTAACAAGCAAGGACTTGTGGACACAACAGCTGACCTCGCTGCAATAGATGGTCGTGAAAATTATACCGTTCTAGTAAAAGACTATGGAGTTTTTGAATGGAATGGTACAGGAACAGCTAATAGCATTGATATTTTTGCTGGCAAAACAGGCTTTTGGTCTTTGATTACTAGCTCTGCTGCGGCAGGAAGCGTAGCAGTAAAAACTTACCGTGCTCTCGTTACACAATCATCTACTTCAGCTCCAACAGCTACTGTTCTTGAGAACAGCTTAGGCGCAGCTGTAGTATGGGCTCGTAGCAACACGGGTGTTTACACAGCTACTCTCGCAGGAGCATTTACATCTGACAAGACTTTTATCATGTCTTCAGGTAGTACAGGTGCTATCACAGCTGTAAAAGATGTGGTAACAGCAAGAACATCAGCTGACGTAGTTACTGTTAGCACAGGTGCAGCAGGTACAGCAGCAGATGGTATCCTTAGCGCATACGCTATCGAAATACTTGTTTACCCATAATAGAATTATAATAATCACAACTAAGCCCCGCACTTTTGCGGGGTTTTTTTGTATATTTGACGCATAATAGAAAACAAATGAACTACAAAACACTACGTGGTGAGCTTCTTGTCATTGTAGATAAAGAAGATAAATACGTTCACCAAATAGAAGGTACCGACATCAAACTATTCATCGACAAAGACTTCGGATGGAATGAAAGAGAGAAGAACGCTGTTAACGCAGTTGTCAAACATCCCGGCTCAACATCACTTTCAGAGGGTACACGGATTGTATGTTGGCATAACTGCTTCACAGAACACTCACTGGTAGATACCATAGATTCAGAAGAGGAGTCTGTATATGGAGGTAAGAAGAAACTGCAACTGCATAAGCTAAATCCAAAACACGTATTCTTTTGGTTTTCTAATGGTAAACCTGTACCAATGCCTGGATATATACTCGCAGATAGAATATATTACAAGCCAGAATCAGAAGCCATCATCCTAACAGAAGTATCTGAACAGAAAGAACAAAACAGAGTGGTAGTAAAATTACTATCAGGAACAAACGATACACCACTTAAAGAAGGAGATATTATCATCATCGAGACAATGGCAGACTACGAAGTGGTATATGCTGACGAGGGACGTGAGCACAGGCTGATACGCATCAAAGAAGAAGATGTTATAGCTGTAGACAACGGATTTGAAATAACAGAAAAAATGAGGGTAGGAGTATGATAGACGCAAGCAAACTAAAAGAACGGATAGAAGAACTAGAGAAGGAGCTTGAAGCCTACAAAGGAGATGGCCTGCAAGGTCTTTACCACGCACTCAACTACCAGCTGTCTAAGCTGTCAGAAGAACTTAACGGAGAGTATGTGTCCTTTAAATCCAAAAACGATAAAACATTTGAAAGAGTATGGAAAGCAATGGTGGACTCAAAAGACGTAGCACAGAACCTGCTGTGGCTAAAAAAAGAACTCAAAATAGGAAACGAGAAGGAGGAGAAGCAGGAGGAGAAACAACTGACAACACGCAACCCGATAGAGGCGTTCATAAAGCAGTAATGCTACATGGAATCCCTTATATAAACGTAAATAAAAACTATAACGGAAAAGAAGTAAGAGAGTTCCTGGCAATCTATAGAAACAAGTACTACCAAAAAAACAGGGATTATCTAAAAGTAAAGTACAGCCTTAAAAAACATAAGGACAAGAAAAGACGAATTATAGCCAACTACATCGAAAGAACAAAGGCAGCATACAGATTACTAAAGAAAGAACAGAAAAGAATAGAAAGACTTAAAAAAACAAACAAGAAGAAGCTGGAAGTAGAAAGAAAAAAGTATGACCAGTTTGTAGTACAACAAAAAAAAGAGATACGAAAGAAAGAGAGGGAGAAACTAAAGTACAAGTACGTAGACGTAGACGGCAATACGAACCCGCGCAATTACGATATAATTACGTGGATTCGAATTTATACTAAAATTAATGTAATTCGCAGAAGAACAAAATTAAAATCACAAGAAATTTTGATTCTTTTGTGGATATACTCAAATGGTGAAGGAAACTCCAAGTCTACACAGTGGGCAGAGTTCACCGATATGGGTAGTAAATACGTCAGGGTGTATTCTCTAAGACTGATTGAGTTCAACCTGATAAAAAGAGAAAAAATAGGAACCGCATATCACTATGATTTAACAGAAAGAGGTAATAAATTTATTACACCTATCATAGAGTTTGTAAAACTAAAAACCGCAGATGCAAAAAGAGTCAAACGTAAATATGTACGGAATAGAGTACAACCTTCCGAAACAACCCCCGGCATACAAGATGGAGGGGACTCAGTACAGCAAGAAGGAACAGTACTTTAGATATACCGAGATACCTGAATCGTTTGAGCAACTAGAATACGATTCATCAGGTAACGTGCTATGGAATGATAAGCAGTGGGACTTCATCATGAGGGAACTAACCAGATGCCGCGATGGACATTGGTTCCTTAATAATGGGATGCCTACCTATCTTACAGGAAAATACTACTATTTCCTTAACTACTTCACCCTTGAAAATGGAGATAAACCGCAGTACAGGGACTGTGATAGAAGATACTACCTGTTCCTGGACCACTGCGAAAAGTCGCCTAACATACTAGGAATCATAAGGGTTAAGTCTCGACGTGAAGGTGCTACCTCGCAAGCCTCATCTAATCTTATATATACAGCTACAACCACCGAGCAGGCTAAATGTGGTATCGTGTCAAAGACAGGTGATGATGCTAAGTCTGTATTCAAAGAGATGGTCGTGTACGCATTCCGTAACCTACCACTATTTATGAAGCCTGATATAGCAGCAGGCGATGACCCTGAGAAGATTCTTAGGTTTATGAAGCAGGTGTCTAGGATAAAGAAGAAGCAACAGACATCCATCATCGAAAAGCCAGAAGGTCTGAACTCACAGATAGACTTTAAAAATACAAAGCTAAACAGCTATGACTCTAAAAGAAATACAAGGCTGTTAATAGATGAAGGAGGTAAGTATCCAACAGACGTACCCATCCAAAGGTACTGGCCAATCGTACGCAAGACACTTGAGAAAGGTAGCCGCAAAGTGGGATTCGCAGAGCTCCCATCAACCGTAAACAAACTGAAAGACGGAGGAGCAGGGTTTAAAATCTTATGGAACGAATCTAACCAGTTTACCCATAAGACAACTCCAACAGGACTTTACAGATACTTCAAGCCAGCATACGACGGATACGAAGGATTTATAGATAGGTATGGACTTAGCATTATCGACCCACCAACAAAAGACCAAGAGAGATTTCTTCAAGAGACAACTACACTTACGATTGATGAGATAAGACTAGGTGCTAAAGAATACCTGAGACAGAGAATCGAAAAGATAGAAGATGACGAGATGAGGCTGGAAGAAAAAAGGATGATGCCTTTTACAGAAGAAGAAGCCTTCGCTGCCGATGACTCAGAATCATTCTTTAATACTACACTCATCAGGGAACAAATTGAATACCTGAAAGAAAACAAACCACCACTAAGAAGAATCACATTCGGATGGGATGATAAGAACAAAGTAGATTACAAGGATGACCCAAATGGTAAGTGGATACTACTCAAGCAGCCAAGAGAAACAAACGCAATACACTGGGATGACTCCGGCAAAAAGCCATCTAACATACACAGGTATAAAATAGGAGTTGACCCATTCGCCTCTACCATCATAGTCGGTAAGGGCTCAAATGGAGTTATCGTAGTATATGAGCAGCTAGACACCACAGACCCAGAAAACACAGGGATGCCTGTTGCTATGTATGTAGCAAGACCTAAGACAAAGAATCTGTTTCACTCTGAAGTACTTATGGCTTGCCACTTTTTCGGATGCAAGGCTACTTACGAAAATGCGAATGATGACTATTTCGAATGGTTCATAGACAAAGGACATAAGAACTTTATCACCAAAACTCCTAAGTCTGTTATAGACCCTAACAGAAAAGCTAAGACTGTTCAGACATGGGGTGTGTCACCGAAAGACCCATTCTCACTAAATAAACAGCTTGAACTTGCTCAGTTTTGGGTGGACAACTACTCACATAAAATGTTCTTCAAAGAAATATTTGAAGATATGTTAGAGTACGACCACTTCAACAGAACCAAGTCGGATATTACTGTTGCATTCATGATTGCACTTGTAGCAGCGGCTGGTGACGTTAGAAATGTGTTGAAAGAAAAGAAGGAGGTAGCACCCTTTCTTGCTACGTACGATATAAGCAACATCAGATAGATGTTGTATTTTTGGGAAAATACTACAACTCTTGACTCCGTTTTATAATCCAACATTGCAGTTTCAACTCAATCTTGATGGCGTATCAGATAAAGAGCTTGGCGAGAAAATGGCTAAGTACGTCCATTCCATTGTTTCAAATGAATACTTCGAGAAAAGGAATGTAGAGATTTCTAAGAATATGAAAGTATCCACCGGAAGGCAGGATATGAGAGACTATATGCAGTTCCTTAACATTGACGGAAAGCAGTCGTATGTTAACCTGGACTGGACTCCTCCAATGATTGCTCCTAAGTTTATGGAAGTACTTATTGGAGGGTTTATGAAACGTTCAGAGAAGCCAAGATGTACAGCAGTAGACCCTATCAGTACAAGAAAGAAAAAGTACGATAAGGATATGGCTGAGTTCAGAATGCTTGAGCCTGAGTTTAATAAGATGGCTGATGAGGCACTTGGTACGTACAAAGGACAAGACACATTTGAACCTGAAAGCTATGATGAACTGGACATCTTCTTCAACGTTGACTACAGAACACCTGAAGAAATCCTCATGGAACGGGGAGCATCTATGGTTATGCACAACAACAACTGGAATGATATTAAGCGTAACCTATTATGTCACATCAGAGATGCAGGATACGGAGTTACTTATACAACAGCTGAAAATGATGGAACTGTAACAGTAGAAAATATTAACCCTATAGATTACTTCTGCTCCTATTCTGAGAGAAACGACTTAAACGACGCATCTGTGATGGGGCATCGTAAGTCTATGAAACTGTACGAGTTAAGGAAGCAATTCGGAATGAATGAAGAGCAGCTTTTCGATATTGCCAAAACTTCTAAGGATTGTGTAAACCCTTACACCTTCAAGTGGAAGAATGAATATATGAATCCCGGCTCCCGACCTTATGACGATTACGCCATTGAAGTTTTGTTCTTTGAAGCAAAGACTGTACGTCCTATGTTTTGGGTTGAGAAGAACAGGGAGAACAGGAAATATGTAGAGCGTAAGAAAGGAAGGCCTGAGAATGTAGCCGAAGATAAGATTGTGATACAGAAAGAGATGGAGGTTATTTACAAAGGCGTCTATCTACCTCAGTCTAATAGACTTCTGTATTTTAAGCAAAACTCTCCAATGATTAGACCTTCTAATCCTAAAGAGTTGACTAAAGCTTACTTCAGCTATTCGGTGTATATGCCTGGTAATATAGGTATGAACAATACGCCTCTTGCTGAAAGGATTAGTTCTTCAGTGCGTATGATTACGCTCACACATATGAAGATTCAGCAGCTTCTAGCCAAGATGAGACCATCTGGTATAGCTGTAGATATATCAGGATTGAAGGAGGTAAACCTAGGACAAGGCGAAGTAAAACCTCTTGAGCTACAGCGTGTTTACGACCAAACAGGTAACGTATATTACAACAGCGTTGATGAAGATGGCGAAAGAAGAAATATGCCAATCAATGAATTACCAAATATTGGTAATATTAATCAGATTAATGCTGCAATACAGGTGTATAATTTCTACGTAGCTAAAATACGTGATGAAATTGGTATCAATGAATACAGAGAAGGTTCAAGCGTTAATCCTAAAATGGGATTAGGCGTTTTACAATCTCAAATACGCGAGTCTAACAATGCTACTGATTTCATCTATGATACTTATTTGGAAATTACTGAGCAGACGCTTACGAAAATAGGTATCTTACTTCACGATTCAGTAGTGTATGGAGGTAAGGCATATAGAGAGTTCTTTGGTAATGCAGACCTCGCTAATATGTATTTCGAGTTCAAGATGGAGATGCTTCCTGACGATGTAGAGAAATCTTACGTAGACCAGTTGGTAAATACAGCAGTTGCTAATAACCTGATAAACTTCGATGACGCATTTAAGATTCGCAGGATTGATAATGTGAAGTTGCAGGAGCTATTCCTTACTAGAGCCAAGAATAAGAAGATGAACGAGGAGATGCAGAAGGCTCAGCAGAACTCTGAAATGAACGCTCAGATTCAAGAGCGCTCAGCACAGGCTAAGATGCAAGCAGATGCTGCTATAGAAGAGCAGAAAGCTAAACTAAAAGTAATGGTTGAGGAATCGTCATCAAGATTTAAGAATGACGAAAATATGCAGAAGTTTGTACATGAAGTTTTACTAACTTCGTTTAAGGAAGGCATACAGCTTACAGGATACGTGAAGGATATTGTAGATGGCTTCTTTGCTGAGAAGGCAAGGCAGAAACAAATGGAGGAAGAAGCAATAGCTCAACAGCAGCAGCAGGCTCAAATGGAATATCTTGCTCAGCAAGGTGTTGGACCAGAGCAGATAGCTCAACTGAAGCAACAGATGGATGCTGAGGCTATGGGTGGTGGTCAAGAAGGTGGTCAACAGGGTGGTCAAGAAGGTGGTCAAGAAGGTGGTCAACCTAACGAACAGCAAATGATGCAGATGATGCAACAGATGCAACAACAACCTCAATAATATGATTATCAAGAAAAAAAATTCAAGCAAACCTTCATTCACAGCGGAAGAGTTAACTAAGTTTAAAGCTATGTATGACGCTGTTAAGTCTATGGAAGAAGATGACGATGAGGATGATGAAGACTTGGAAGAGGAAGATGGTTCAGAAGATTTACCTGCCGTGATTATTATGTCTGCAAAGAAGAAGGGTAAGATGATTAAAAAATCAAAATAATATGCCACTAATAAAGAAGAGTAATGAACCAAATGGGAGTTCAGATGATATTAAAATAGCTAAAATAAAAGCTACTATAGCAAGAGCTGCTGCTATGGGTAATAAGTCTGCTATTAGAATGACAATGCCAAATCCTCCATCTCTCATTTTTAAGGATGAAGAAGGATTTATGTCTGAAGGAACTCATTATATGGCCTCTATGGGTAATTATGCTGTCCCTTTTATACAGCAAGGAAAGGATGGTAAGTTGTTTTATAATAAAAATGCTTCACCAAATGATGCTGAAGCTATACAATTTGATAATGAAGAGGATGCTAGATATTTTGCGGAAAATTATAAAAAAATTGCCCCTATGATGAGGTCGTCAAAATTCTTAAAAAAATCTCAATAATATGCCACTAATAAAGAAAGACTCAAGACTTGAAAAAGCAGGTGTATTAGGATATAATAAGCCTAAGCGTACTCCTGACCATCCTAAGAAATCTCATATTGTAGTGGCTAAAGAAGGGACTCAAATTAAGACAATAAATATTTTTATTTAATGTTAAAAAAAGAAAAAAAATATAATGTAGGTGATAAATATGGAAGTTTAACAATAAACAGATTTGAATTGCGTGGTAAAAATCATGTAATTATTTCTGTTTGCGATTGCGGCAAAGAAAAGGTATTTTGGAAAAAAAGCGCAATAACAAGACAAAAATCTTGCGGCTGCGGTATAAATGACTTTGGCGTAAATGCTAAACAAAGAAGGAGTTGGAATTTAAGATTGCAAGGCTATAAAAATGGAGCAAAAAAAAGAGGATTTATTTGGGATTTAAGTTTGCAGCAGTTTATAGAGAAATCATCATCTCCTTGCAATTATTGTGGCGTTTCTCCAAAAATATGGGGATGCAAAACAAATGCAAAATCAATTCAAAAAGATAGTCCAAATACTAATCCGAATGATTATTTGATAAGCTTTACTGGTCTTGATAGGGTTAATTCAAAAATAGGATACACTTACGAAAATGTGGTATCTTGCTGTGTATATTGCAATAGGGCAAAAAGTGATTTATCTGAAATAGAATTTATAAATCATATTAAAAAAATATATGAATGGCAACTGTTAAGAAAGAAAATATGAAGTGTAATAGCCCTAGACCATCTACCCGACCAGGTAAGAAGATGATGGTAAAGGCTTGTCAGGGAGGTAAAGAAAAGATTGTGCATTTTGGAGCAGAAGGTTACGGACATAATTATTCTGCTGCTGCAAGGAAATCTTTTAAGGCTAGACACAAATGCGACAGCGCTAATGATAAAATGGGGGCAAAATATTGGGCTTGCAAGGTTCTTTGGGCTGGTAAGGGTGGTTCTACTAAATCATCACCGAAATCAAGACAAGGTAAATATTAACAAATGAGTACAGCAACAAAAACAAATCCTTCTCTTTGGAAAAAAGTTGTGTCAAGCGTAAAGTCTGGCAGCAAGGGAGGAGATGCTGGTGAGTGGTCTGCAAGGAAGGCTCAGTTAGCTGTAAAGATATATAAAGAAAAAGGTGGTGGTTATTCAGGAGCTAAGTCTGAATCTAATAAACTTACTAAGTGGAGCAAGCAGGAGTGGACTACATCTTCAGGTAAACCATCAGAAGGAAAGAGAAGGTATTTACCGAAAGCTGCTTGGAAAGCATTATCTTCGTCAGAGAAAGCTGCTACTAACAGAGCTAAGGCAGAAGGTAATAAAGAAGGCAAGCAGTTCGTAAAACAGCCAAAGCAAGTAGCTGAAAAGGCTGCTAAGTACAGGAAATAATTTTTAATCATAAAAACAAATACAATGCCAGCAAAAAAGAAATCAGCAAAGAATCCAGGATTCAAGGCTGTACAAAAGGGAATCGCTAAGAAGCAAGGAGTATCAATGGAGAGAGCAGGAGCTATTCTTGCCTCATCTACTCGTAAGGCATCACCTGCCGCAAAGAAGGCTAACCCTGCTTTGAAAAAGGTGAAAGGTAAATCCAAGTATTAATAACATAAAATAGAAAACAATGTCAAGTAATCCTAACTCCTCAATGTTTGAGGATTTAATAGAATCAGGTGAAATAGACCAGTCAGCAGAAGCTGCATTATCAGGTAACAATGAGAACTTGGTGTCACAAAATGAGACTTCAAGTGATACCACTCAACAACAAGATAATCAGCAATCTTCAACAGGTGTAGACTTTGAAGCGCTTTTAGCTGAAAGAACAGGTGGTAAATTCAAAAGTGTTGATGAAATACTACAATTAGCAGATAAACCTAATACTACAGATATTAATTTTGCTAATGAGACGAGTAAGAAGGTCTTTGAATACTTGAAGGAAGGAAAGGTAGACGAGTTCTTAAATGTCTATCAGCAACAGCAGAAGCTGACCAATTTAGAGAAGTTGGATACAGATAATGTGCTGAAGTTGAAGATGAAATACGAGAACCCTGAATTATCTGATGATGAGATTGAAGAAGAGTTCAACTACAAGTATAACTTAGAACAGCCCGATATTGATGAGGATTTAGACTCTCCAGAGGAGATAGCTAAAGAGAAGAAAAGGTTTGAGAGGGAGAAAATCAATATGGAGCGTCTTAAAAAGAAAGACTTGAAAGAAGCTAAAGACTTCCTTAAGTCAAAAAAAGAGGAGATAGTTCTTCCAGATATTGAGACAAGCTCAACTCAACAACTTCAATCAAATGATGTTGACGAGGCGGCAGTAAAGGAGTTTCGTGACAAGTACTTGAACACAATTCCTACAACCATTGATGACATTGTAGGTTTTGGTAGTAAGTACAAGGACAGCGAACTGGAGTTTGAAACAACTTATGTGATAGACCCTCAAGATAAGGCTGGTCTAAAAGATAAGATGCAGAACTTCACATTGCAAGACTACTTTGTGCCGCGCTACATTAATGATGATGGGACATTTGACACGGAGACGATAGCTCACGATTTGTATGTCATCGAGAATCTTGATAAGATAATCGAAGCACACGTAAGTCAGGCTGTCAACCAAACAAAGTCCTCCTTTGTTAAGGGTCTTAAAAACGCTAACTTCCAGGAATCGGTAAGTAGGCGTTTGCCGGACGAGCAACAGGCAAGTCAAGATGAGATGGTGAACTTCTTTTTTGGTAACACGTAATTATTAATTTTAAAAACTAAAAAAAAATGGCATACAATTCAGCGTCGGAGAAACCGTCAGCGTTTGTCAATCCCGGAGCAGGTCTAACAAGAGGCATTGTTAGTGACCTGTCTATTCTTAAGCCTCAATACTATCCTAAGTTCATCAGCAAGTATGGTGCTCAAAACTACACTATGCTTCTTGAAATGCTCGGATTCAAAGGTCAAGTAAAATCTCAGGTTATTCGTCACTTCGAAGACCTCGGTAAAATGCACCAAGCAGTTCAGGTTAAAACAAACGTAACAGGTGCTACTAATGGCTCTGCTGTTACTTTTGAATTGACTACTGGTTCTCACTACGATAGCGGAACTAAATCTCCTATCCGTGTAGGTGAAATCGTTGAAATCGCATCTACTGGTATTCAAGGTAAAGTAATCTCTGTTGATAAGACTTCAGCAAACTCTCACACAGCTACTGTACGTCCTCTTAGCTCTACTCAACAATTTGAGTCTGCTGCTGTTGATGGTCGTTTGGATGCTAACGAGTGGATTCTCTTCCGTGGACAAGCTGCGGTTGGTGAAGCTTCTTCTAAAGGAGATGCTCTGATTCCTCGCGTAGAAGAAGTAGTAAACTACGTTTCTGAAGTTCGTGAAGACTGGAGAGTTACAGACCGCGCTATGATTGAAGAAATCTGGTTTGCTGATAACTATTCTTACAAAGGTCTTGAAGATGCTGTAAAGCGTTTTATGAACAACAAAGAGTTTACTCTTATGTTCGGTAAGGATATTACTAATACCAACGCATCTGCTACTTCTAAGAACACAATCGGTCTTTTACAGCAGATTGAAAATCGTGGTACTGGTGTATCTTACACAGCTGGTTCTCTTGACCGCGCTAAGCTTCACGAAGTAACTCGTGCTCTTGACTTCAACGGAGGTTCTATGGAGAATCACCTTCTCGCTGACGTGTTCTTGCGTCAAGAGTTGGATGACGAACTGTTTGACCTTTACGATGCAGGTGCTATCCTTTGGGGTACTGTAGGTGGTAGCAAAGAAGCTGCTGCTATGTACGGATTCGGTTCTATCACTATGGATGGTTATACTTTCCATATCAAGAAGTACCTTCCGTTCTCTCCTGAAGCTGTTTACGGTGCTACTCCTACTGACCATCAGTATAAGAACTACGGTATCGTTGTTCCGATGGCTCAAGGACGTGACCCTCAAAGCGGTGAGCGTTACAACTCTATCGAAATCACTTACAACAACGTGAATGGTAAAGACCTTCATGTTTGGGAAACTGGTGCTTTCGCTAAGAGTCCTACAAGCGATACAGCTGAACTTAACGTACACCACCTGTGCTATGCAGGTCTGCGCGTGTTCGGTGCAAACCGCTTCGTACGCATCAGTGGTTAATCTTAACTAACCATAGAAGAAAGCCCCTCCAAAAGAGGGGTTTTTCTTTTCGTATATGTTGAAGATAATCTCGTATCAATACGTATAACTGAACTACTTTTACATCCTTGGATTTAATCTGTTTTCTATTACCAACTCCCCCGATGTTTTTACTTTGGGGGATTTTTCTTATATTTGCATTGTACATTACAAGTTTTTGTTTAGAGTGAATTCACCCTGTTGTGTTTACAACGGGGTTTTTTATTATATTTGTATCAAATAATTACTATGTCAAAAGAAAAACAGATTAAACAAGAAGTCCAATTACCCATTTTGGACGCAATTGACGACACTAAACCTGTCGCTCAAAAGCCTCAGATTAAAGAGTTTGAGGATGATGATACAGTACAACTCAAAAGAATGGCTCAGAAAGTGCAGGAGAAAGTAAAAGCTCAGCAAAGAGAGCCTGAGATGTATGTGTTTAAATTACTTTTAGATGGAGGTCAAAAGCCAAAGGCTTACGAATCCGTTGTAAATGAAATGCCTGTATTTGATACAGCTTCCAACAGCGTTCGTACAATCCGTCTCATCAGAGGCGCTTCCTCTATTTGGATGGATGAGCAGGAAGGGTTTACTCCTCAGTACATTCAACGTAATAAACAGGATATCGTGTTTAACAACGGATACCTTCGTGTGCCTCGCACAAACAGAACTCTACTTAACTTTCTTCTGAATAGCGATGACTATGATAAGAAGGAGAGCCGTATGCGTAACAAGAGGGCTAAATTCACCCTTGTAAACTCAACAGAGGTAGAGTCAGAAGAGTTAAAGAAAGAAGAAAAGCGTTTAAGAGCTATCAACTATGCGATGAACGCGTCTGTAGAAGATATGCTTATCCATGCTGAATATCTCGGTATCGGGATGACGAATGAGTTCGGAGAGCAAAAGACAATGGCTAAGGTGCGTGTAGAATACGCAAACAAGGCTGGTGCTAATCCTGACCATTTTATGAATAGTGCAGGAACTACGGTGTCTAAGGTTCAGTACTTTGTA